CACCGCACCCACCCTTTCCCTTAATTTTTTATTTTTTTTTATTTTTGGAGGTGTCACACGCAGCAGTGCTTCACTTTTTATTATTTTCATTATTATTTCCACCATACTTCAAAAGTCGTTTATTTTCCCATTTATTTGCGTTCTGCCGCACTTTTATTTCTTTTTGGTGTAGTTATTAGTCTTTCAGTTAAAACACGCTTAGAACGCAAATAAACAGTCTTTTCGTCTTTATTACTCATCTGTGTACGTTTATATCTTGTTTCCCCTGAACTTGTGTGTGTAATTATTACAACCTGCGTAATAGTTAAATAAATTAACATAAAATGTTAAAAAATAGGGTTTGTAGTTCAAAAGCTTGCAATGCTTGTTTGTATGACCTTACTTTGTATTCAAAACGAAATCTGATGGCTGATAAGAAATTTTACATACAGCGATACACGAAGTCTGCGCAGGGTGCGTGGGAGAGCGACGGCACGCCAAAGAGTCTTGAGGATGATTTTGGCGGTGTTATTCGCTACAAGTCAATGACTGGTCTCAACTCCAAGGGTAAGCAGAAAGGCGTGTACACAGAGAGTTATGCTGAAACAGACGCTCTCAGGGTTTTTGTGGCCCCGAACGCTACACACGAAAGCACAACATGCACACTCTCTGTTTATGTGTTCGGGTACAACATTAACACTACTACGAGTTTGTCGGTTGAGGAGCAGACAAAGAACATGGAGGCTGCATGGGATGAGCTTTACTCCTACCTGGAAGGCTCTCTGGTATTATGGAAAGACGACTACAGACAGCGCAAGGCGTTGTTTCTTGTGCAGGATGCCTGTGAGCCGTCTTCCGATGTGATAAAAAACACGCCGTATCTCCAGTGTTCGGTGAAGCTTGTCAATGTTTTTGGTAGAACATTTGACAGTGCGAGTACAACCATTGAGGACTGGCTTAAAAACGGAGGCAAGGTGTCGAATGGTTAAACGTAAGTGGTGGGGAGTTCCGTACAAGGGCAGCAAGTCGCAGGTAGTAGACAGATTGGTGGAGGCGATTCCGTATAAAGACGTTGACAATTTCTACGATTTGTTTGCCGGTGGCTGCGCCGTGACTCACAAAATGCTTCTCGAAGGCAGGTATAGACACTGCTACGCCAACGATATAGACGGACGGGCGTTGAGGCTTTTCCGTGACGGCATGGACGGCAAATACGCCATGGAAACGAGATGGGTGAGCCGCGAGGACTTCTCCAAGCTAAAAGACACCGACCCATACATCTCCTGCTGCTGGAGCTTCGGCAATAATCAGCGTGATTACCTGTACTCGAAAGCCATTGAGCCGTACAGGAAGGCGTGTCATTATGCTATAATATACGGAGATTTTGGTTTTTTAAGTGACCTATATCCAGGCGTAAGCGAGGTGTGCAAGGAGGCACTCAGGGAAGTTACGGGTTGGCACGAAAGGCGGATTAAATTCCGTTCTGCCATAAGGGAGTGTTTAAAGACTAATTCGGCGGGTTCGTTCGCAAGTTTGTCTACAAGCTACGACACTGGTCGCCTCGAAAGCCTCGAACGTCTCGAACGCCTACAAAGCCTCGAAAGCCTCGAACGCCTACAGAGCTTTCAGAGCTCCGAAGTGGACTACAGAGAGGTTAAGATACAGCCTAACTCTGTTATATATGCGGATATTCCGTATCTCTCTACGAATGCTTATGGCAAGAACTCTTCTATTACACAGCCGTTCAATCACAGCGAATTTTACGACTGGTGCTGTAATCAGGAGGAGTTGGTGTTAATAAGTGAGTACTACATGCCGGCGGACAGATTTACGGAGGTGTGGAACACTAAACACAAGCAGAGCCTATGCGCCACAAAGACAAGCCCTGTTGTTGAAAGATTGTTCGTGCCGACAAATCAGCTTGACAAATATCGCTCCATGATGCAGCAGTCTGGACAAAGCGACCTGTTTCATAACTTATAAAACTATTAAAAACATGGCAAATATTACAGAAGACTCGCTGAAATCAGCGTTGACCGACCTTGGTCTTACACAGATTGGCTTACCGAAGATGTGGAGAGGTGAGCAGGATGGATTTTGGATAAAGGCACTCGCCCTTGTTCGCAAACTTAATGGGGACCTCTCCTATTATGCTATTGAGCGCAATGCCGAAGGACTGATTAGCTACAAGACGGACTACGGGCGCATGTCGCCCATACGAGAGCGTGTGAGAATACATCCATATATGTTTCTTGACGAGACTCGTTATGTCAATGTGGGCGACGAGAAAGACCGACGTTATCATTTGTTCACCGTCACAGAGGACGAAGAGGAGAAATCGAAGGTAATGACCATGAGCGACGAGGAGGTAATCTTAAAACTCCGTGAACGCGGTATTAGATTGCAGCTTGAGAGCGATGAGTCCGACCTCGTGGCCACTAAAATTGTAGAGTACGACGATGCTGAAGATACAACGCCGTCAGTTGACGATGACGAGCAGGGAGAGATTGAACGCCTGATGCTTGAAGCTGATGTGCAGCGTGAGCGTGAGAAGGAAGAGGCTACTGAAAAGACCGCGGAGGCAGAAACAGAAGAAAAGACGACTTCAACACCTAAAAAAGCTCCTGTAGCAAAAAAAAAGAAGGCCGCGACTGCAAAACCGAAGAAACGAGCAGCGAAAGCCTAACTGACACCCGAACCTCAGACTTCCTTCAAGAGATGACCGGCGAGTTCTCCGAATTGCGTGACGCAATGGAGTCCGCAAGCGAAAAAACACCATCTTCATTTAACGAAGACGAGCTTTTCAAGCCTGCGGAGGACCCGAACGAAAAAGAGCTTGCGCCGGAGCAGCGAAAGCTGACATATAAAGAGCGTAGAGCCATCATAAAGCATCGTTATTACTTCAAAAGAGAAAAGACACAACGCCACATCAAGAAGGGCAAGGCAATGATGAACGAATACGGCAAAGAAGAGGTTATTGAAACGCTGTTTACAAGAGAGTCGGCAAAGGAAGACGCAAAGAGGCAAGCAAACAAGAATCTTTCGGAGGCATTGAAGAGATATTACGAAAACAAGAAGAAGCAAGAACAAGAAAACAAGAACTTTAATGAAGAAAAAAAATAAAAATAGACGAATACTCTACGGGTATCACAATTTGCGCGAGTTATCGGAAAGAGCTTTGCGAAATCTTGATGGAGCGATGGATAATGCCCATGATGTAGCCGTGATGCGCTATGTGTTGTTGCAGTTCGCTAATTGGTTCAAGACGGACTTCAAGAAACTGCCACTATTTGAGAACGACCCGTTTGTTGACGACTGGTGTAACGGTATGGCGAGGGAGATATACCGTTATATGTCAGACATTACAAAGAAACAAGAAGGTAAAAACAAGAACGAGATATGAAACAGGAGTTATTGGATGATTTGCAGCGTTTGCTGAAATGCCCAAAGCCAAAGACAGAGTGCGCCGATAGGGCTTTGCTGGACGGTGCGTTGAGCGGATGGAAGGATGAGGCGTACGACCTGAAAAGAGAATTGAACAACGGTGATCCGACTGATGCTAAGTGGCTGGAGCGTCCGATAAAAGTCGAAATGCTGCCTCGCGGTTTAGACCGTCTCTGTCTTGACAACTTCGGGCAATATGCGCAGAAATACTACAATGCGGCTATCACGTTCCGCCGCCTCATGTACACGCTCATTTACTATCATGCGCGGTCTAACCCCACAAACAAAGACAGAAACGCCTACGAGCTTGCGCTGCGCGAGATGGAGGAGATATGGGTGCCGTTCAAAGAAAGGAGTAACAATGATTAGCAGAGAGGACATTAAGGAGGGCTTGAAGTTTAGGATGCCCTACAACAAAATCGAGTGTAAGTATCAAGTAGCGAGCTTTCGTGGTGCCACGGATATGTGTGAGTTTATCCAGTATCTGACAACGCTGAAAACTCCGCGCGGAGACAAAAAATATGTAACGCTCCAAGTACCGCTTTTCGAGGTGTGCGGCGGTCCGAAACCGATAAGCTCCGCCGATAAGAAAGACCCGCATTGCTCATGGGTCGGCGAGTACATCAAGGTTCGCAGCGATGCGATCTGGAAGAAACCGTTCTACATATCCCTGAGCGACGTGATGCAACACGGATTAGTTGACAATAAAACCCTAAAGGACGTGTTGCGTAATGAGCGTGAGGGTAAGTCCACGCGGTTAATCCCAAAGAAGTGTGTAGCGTTCCGTGACATTACCAACGACATGTACGACACCTTCAAGGCGAAGAATCACGACTACGGCAATAGCTTCTCGGAATTGTTTGCGGAGTGCGGTATGACATACGCCTACGGGCACCTGTCCGAGAAGCTAAAGCGCGTGAAGTCACTGATGTCTGACGAGGCGAAGGTGAAGGGAGAGAGTATGAAAGACTCCCTGCTTGACCTTGCGAACTATGCGATACTTACGGTTATGGAACTTGATAAAACGAAGAAATAATTGCAACTTAAAATCTAATAATATGCAAGAGATTGTATTTAGAAGTAACGATAATCAGGCACTGACAACGAGTATGATTGTTGCAGAGAAGTTTGGTAAGGAACATAAGCATGTTCTTGAAGCCATTAGAAATATATTAAGTACGACAGCCCAAAAATCGGCTTTCGTTGACAATCAGCAACTTGCAAAAATGTTCGCTCTTACCGAGGTAGAACAGCCTATGCCTGCCGGTGGTGTTAAGAAAATCCCAATGTATGTTATGAACCGTGACGGCTTTACACTGCTTGCTATGGGCTTTACCGGTGCGAAGGCTTTGTCTTTCAAGTTGGAATACATAAACGCCTTCAACGCTATGGAGCAACAGATACGTCAGAGTTCTGGTGTTCCTCAGTCATTTGCCCAGGCTCTTATGCTTGCTGCCAAGCAGCAGGAGCAGATAGAAGCACAACAGAAGCAGCTTGAGATGCAGAAGCCGAAAGTAGAGTTCTTTGAAGCAGTGGCTGAAAGCAAGACCGCCATCGACATCAAGGCTGCTGCGAATACACTCCACTTCAAAAACATCGGCAGAAACAAGTTGTTTGAAATTCTGCGCAACGCGAAAATACTCATGTGGAACAATCTCCCATATCAGAAGTATGTTGACTGTGGATATTTCCGCACGATAGAACAGAAATACACGACGCATGACGGTGTGAAAATCAGCATCAAGACCCTCGTCTATCAGAAGGGAATGGATTTTATCCGCAGGACACTTAATAATTTGGGTTACAAACAGGTTGAGCAATGACTAAGGACTGGAGCGGAAACGGCAAGAGCACCTTCATAACAATCGGTGCGAGCAATCACACGGACAAGGAGCGTGAGGAGCACGACTTCTACGCCACATCGCCCGAGGCTATAGACAAGCTATTAAAGCACTTCTCTTTGCCGAAGAAGATATGGGAGTGCGCTTGTGGTACTGGATGCTTGTCAGAGCGTCTTGTTGAGTTCGGGCACGATGTCGTGAGCACCGACCTTATAGACCGAGGCTACGGCGGTGTGCAGGACTTCTTCAAGGCAGACACGATGCCCGACGGCTGCGAGTGCATACTGACCAACCCACCCTACAAGTACGCATTCGAGTTCATACAGCACTCGCTTGACTTGCTTCCCGACGGAGGTTTGTGTGTGATGTTTCTCAAGACAACATTCCTGGAGGGTCAGAAACGCTACGAGAGGCTCTATAAGAACACGCCGCCTAAGTACGTACTGCAATTCTCAAAGAGAGTGTTGTGCGCAAAGAACGGCAAGTTCGCTGCAATGCGAAATGGCGGCGGCAGTGCAGTCAGCTACGCATGGTTTGTATGGGAGAAAGGTTACAACGGAGAAACAACCGTAAAATGGATATGAGCAAAAACAGATACCACAACAAAGCACCCTACTCCACCCTGCATCCCGACGCAAGGCACTGGACTCGCAAGGGGAGCTCGTGGAAGCAGAAGGTTGGCTACGATACCGAGGATGAGGCATGGGAGTTTCTTGAGCAGAACCCGAAGCTGAAAACAATGGGAGAACGTCCGTATTTCTGCGAACTGTGCTCTAAGTGGCATATCGGAAGGTTGCACAAATAAATATTGAGGATATGAACGTGAAAAGATGGTTGAATGACTGGAGTGCAGAAATGTGTTTTTTATCACTTTTTGCCTTAGCGGTTTTAATCTTTGGTTTTGTTATTTGGCAAAGTGAAAAATACAAGAACGGCGGATTTGTTAAAGACGATACGGAATGGTATTCTGCAACCATTGTTATCCATTACCCTGATAAAGCGGATAGCATAAACATCCGTACATGCAGGGTTCCGTATGTTCGTGTCGGGAGAGGGTGGAATAGCTTGAACTATACAGATCCGTTAGGGTATCATTATATCAAATCTATTGCGCCAATAGAAATAGTTGACATAGTTAAAGTAAAATAGTTGAGATATGAAGAAGTTTTTATTATTTGCATTAGTTGCGGTGGTGTCGCTATTGGCATCGTGTAGCAGGAGTCAGAGATTCCAAGGAGGCAATCGTAAGTTGTACGACACTATTACGGTTTACTCTGTCGATAAAATCGTAGAAACGTCTGGTAACAAAGAATCGTTTGATACAGAGACCTATTATCTTGTGGCTACAGATAAGGGAGCGTATCGTATAGATTTGTATGGAGTCTGGGGTAATGCCCAACTCCTTGGAGTTATAAAACAAGGTAGGACATATATCGTTAAAACACAATGGTTTGATGCTCCAATCATTAAGGAATACAAGCGTATAACTAAGCTAATTCGTGAATTATGAAGAAGAAAGGATATTACGAATACGACCCTGTTATCTATCCAAGAATGCTATGTGTCGCTATTGGAATGAACCAAGAGGATGCCAACAAGTGTTTTGAAGGTAGAAATGGCGAGGTTTTGAAAGTTGATTTCTCTAATTCCAACGCAACAACCTACGATGAAGTTAGGGAAAAATCGAATAAGAAGCTTTGTTCATTTATTAATTTTGCAAGCAAGGATTCTATGAGAATGGGAGTTTGTTGCCACGAGGCTTCTCATGCCTGCGAGGCCATCGAAGATGCTATTGGCATGGAACACGGCGGCGAGCCTTCTGCCTATCTGATTGGTTGGATTGCGTCTTGCATCAACAAGGCTCGTTTGGGTATTGGAGATTTCGTTGAGATTGAGAATGATGAAACTAATTAGCAAAGAAGAAGTGAAGAAAAACCATAAGGACATTCTTGGTTTGGATTTGTTGTTTGCGGAGAATTTTCCTCCATATAGTAGATTTTTGGAAAAATGTTTAAATACTTAAAATACATCATGTACGTCGGCATCTGTGGCTACGTGCATACAAAAGGAGAATAGATTATGAAAGTATGGCTTTTTGATTCGTCGAATTGTAATATTTACGCAGTAGCAATAGTTGTTGCTAACACGGAAGATGAGGCGATAAAAGTATTGAAAGATTATGCAAATTCAAACGACGAGAGTTTGCTTGACGATATTAGCTTTGCTCCAGACGAAGTGAAGGACTTATCGTCTCCATTAAAGGAGCCGAAGGTTATTACAGCTTGGACAAGTGGTATGTATTAAAAAGTAAATAGCGTATGAAGACGATTATAGTAATTGACCTTCCTTTGGGAATGGGCATTGATAGAGAAATTACAGAGCCTTATGGCTATGATTTATTCTACGGAGATGAAAATATCGAAGCCCAGTGGAAGAAACTGGAAGAACTTCGGGAAACTGGTGGTGTTATTGTTGTTCAACCAAGCCATACTAGTGCGGTTCGCGAGATCCTTAACCCTTATATTGGTGAGGATGGATTTATCAAGGAATGTGGTTTACGAAAGGTTCACACAGAAGAACATGGTGACTTCTGTATTATCCTCTTCCATAATCCGCCTAAGGATATGATCCAAAAGATTCATACGTATCAAAAGGAGAAATAGCTTATGGATAAAAATGAAAAATTAAAACTTGGTGACATTTACCTTGCGCCCAAAGAGTTTTTTCTAAATAATTCCGTCGGAAAGCTAAAGCAGCAAATAGAAAGTTATGCAGATGTCAGAGAGGACGGAATGGTTATATGCTCGGTTATTGAGGATATGGATTCTGTTTTTCCACACAAATCGGAATATACAATAGCAGTTAAGCAAATAAGGTTTGCACCTCCAATTAGGGCTTATGTAAATAAGGACTGTGACTTTGAGTGTTTTAAGCAACTTTCGGAAGCAGAAATGAAAGTCTACGGTGTGCTTATGTATTATTTTGGGGGTTTAATATAGGAGGAATAGCTTATGTTTTTGGGATTTGAAAACTATCGCGACATTGATGTGCTAAAAGGAAAAACACTCGTTGAGGTCGAGAGAAGCCATTATGACTCAAACGATGCTTTGTTTTTCAAAACCGCTGATGGAGAATTTTACATTATGACGCACAATCAAGACTGTTGCGAGAATGTATATATAGATGATATTTGCGGCGATTTCGCTGATTTACTGAATGAGGAAATACTGACAGCGGAAGAGTTAAACAACGACTATCCTGTAGATGAAGAATGTATTGAAGATACTTATACTTGGACATTTTATCATTTAGCAACGTTTCATGGGGATGTCACTATTCGATGGTTTGGAACAAGTAACGGCTATTACTCCGAGAGTGCGGAATTTTACAAAATTAGTGAGGAAGATTATAATTATGGAAGAGATAGTAGATAAATGTAAGTACAAGTGCAAGGACTGCGCGATGTTCGCAGACGAGGATGCAGACAGCCCACCCTATTGCCTCGCCAAAGACCTCTACACGTTCGTGATGGGCGAAGATGAGGCTTGCGAGGAGTTTGTAAAGTGGAACGGTAAGAAATAATAAACAAAAACAAAATGGAAAGAGAGAAGATAGTAATAGAACTTTGTGGCGGCAGGATGCCTGAAAAGGCGCACGATGCTGACGCGGCGTATGATGTGTTCACCAAGGAAGACGTAAAAGTGCTCGACTATGAGCGCTATGCAATACCGCTCGGCTTCAAAATACAACTACCCAAACACCTTGCAGCGGTTATACAACCAAGAAGCGGCATGTCCTCAATAGGAATGTATGCCCAACAACTGTACAAAGACGGATTTACTAAAGAGGTGCGAATTGATGCCGATGTTAAACTTGGCTTGATAGATAGCGGCTATACCGGCGAGGTGAAGGCAATCGTAAAAACCTTTGGAATAGGCAGTTATCTGTCAAAGAAAATTATTATCCCAGCCGGCACCAAGATAGCACAGATGCGCATTGTGGAAATACCGAACACGGAACTTGTGAGTGGTGTCATCAAAAAAGAAGAAAATGATGACAAGGAAAATGACGACAAGAAGCGTGGCGACAACGGTTTTAATTCATCGGGAGTAAAATAATATGGCAAGCAAGACATACATCGGCATAGACCCTGGCTCAAAGGGTTTCATAGCAGTAATGCACCCTGATGGCACGCGCGAGTATTGCTCCTTACAGGATTGCGACTATCACGACATTGCGATATTTCTGAAAAACATCAAGACGGTGTGTGAGGAAAGTTGCGTGTGCTGTATGGAGGAGATACATGCCATCTTCGGTTCGTCAGCAAAGTCCACATTCTCGTTCGGAGAAACGTTCGGAGTACTGCAAGGTCTGTTGATTGCGCTTGAGATACCCTATCATCTTGTACCTCCGAAGACTTGGCAGAAGGAGATTTGGATAAGTCACGATAAGGTTATCAAGAGTTACTGCGGAAAGAAAAGCACGGACAACAAGGCGACATCCATCAACGCCGCAAGACGATTGTTTCCGACCGAAGATTTTAGACGTACAAGCAAGTGCAAGAACGTAGACGATAACAAGTGCGACGCAACGTTGATATGCGAATACGGGCGAAGGAAGTGCCTTTAAAACGAATTTAAACACATAAACGTATAAATATATGGCAAAAGTAGCAAGTAAAAAGACAGTTGACAACAACGCCGGGTTGTTGAAAACAATCGAAGGTGTTGACAGAAAGAAGGTTGTCTGCGTAGAGGATTTTGGTAGATTCATCATAGTCCTCTTAAAGGACGAGGCTATCTTTCACACGCACATCGGCTTGGAGGTACGCTGCAAGCGGTGGATTACAAACTTAGAAGGTAAGGCAAACGACGCTTCGCTTTTCATGTGGCTTGCAAATCTCGTAGATATGAAGCACGAAACCAAAGGAAAGGAGAATTTGGAATTCCCCGAAACAGACACAACCTACGCCGATATGCTTGACAGTATGATTATTATGACAGAGGCGAACCTTTGCTATCCTGCAACCGCTTTCGTTGATATGGACGAGGCTGTAAAGTTCGCAAACGAGCGTTTGAACTGGCTTTTAGCTAAATCCAAGGAGCTTGAAAATACAATCAATACCACCGTAGAAGAAGAGTCCGAGGAGGACTTGAAAAAGAACTTCGAGGACGGACAGGAGGCGATTATTGCGGAGCAGGTCGCAAAAGAGCTCAAGAAGGACGAGGTGTAAGAAAAACAAATGGGATAGACTAAATGAAATAGACTATGGAAGAACAAAGCATTCAAAACGAGCAGCCGGAGCACAAACTAAATCCGATACTCAACCTAACAGGGCGCGGACATTTCTTTGTATACAATTTCGCTCGACTTCGAGATTGGCGAGTAGTACAAATGGCAGACGCACAGGGGGTAATAAGAGAAGGTATTTTCTTACCTTTCTTACAGAACGGCATTACAGTACACGATAGACGTGACAAGATTATCCAGTCTTTATATCCCGACGTGAATACGGCATCGAAATTGGGAGTCAAGACTTACTCTCCGTGCATTTCAAGAATAGCGCACGAAAAGCTTGTTGAGCAGGGATTGTTGCTCCCTGGTTATACGCCGTGGTCAGAGCCGTGCATGGGCTTCCGTGTGCGCGATTTTGGTTTTTGTGGTAAAAAGAAGTAAAAAAATATTATATGGAAAGAAAAGAAGTTGTGATGCAGAAAATTGAAGATATGGTGTGTAGCGCAGTGAGTTCTGTTATGCGCCAATACAAGCGTAGTGTTATCGGCACAGAGGAGCTTTATATTGGAAAGAAAAACATACCGCTCGCAAGAAGTATTGCTCGCAACTTCTGCTTTCATATAATGCACTTCTACTACGGATTTACATATCCAGTGATTGCACAGCGTGCCGGTATGACAGAGAAGAGTGTTATGCGGTGCGTCCGCAAATATCATCAGTACACGATGAGCGACCCTTTGTATATCGAAATTCGTAGTGTTGTTAAAAAGACAATCGGGAATGAGCAATAACGAGCTGTTAAACATGAAGCGCAACGCCCTTATGTTGGGGTTGTGCGGAGAATACAAGAAAAAGTGGGATAGCTGCGCCTCGAAGAAGGAGCTTATGGACTTGGTATTAGACTCCAACGGCGTTGAGTTTCTTGCTGATGCAATAACTTTCGGTTGGGGGTGTTCGCAGGAGTTTCTATTAAAAGAGTTCGCGGACTTCATCAACGGCAAGTATCAGCGCAAGAAAGACGGATATACAAGCGAGCTTTACGTGCATCATAACGATATGGTAGTTTTGAGGAGTACGATTACGCTTGTCGTTGGCGGAGAAGCAGACATTATCATCCCAGATGATTTTATAGGCAATCTTTATATATGTGGTGGCTCACACACGATATTCGGCAGTGAGCGAGGTGAGATTAATCTATATGTTTACGGAGGCGGATGTATTGAGAAAGGGCGTGGTGGTTCGCCAAAAATAAACAGAGAAGACATCAAGGAAAGCCAATGGCGCAAATAGTAATACTGAACAAATACCGCAACGAGTTAGGTCGGGCACACCGAAAAATGTACGATAATGGCACGAGGAGCGAGTGGTGTAACCGCTCCAACATGCGCTCATACTCATGCAGACCCGACAAAAAGTACGGAGTAATAAACACTTCTACACAAGATAATTTAATTTTGGAGATACATGGAGAATAAAGAAGTAATCGCAAGGGATGTTTACCGCAAGGTAAAAGAAAAGCAACTGAAGGAATTTCAGGAGCGTATGCCCGAGAACAAGCAGGGCGTAGAGTTTGAGGCAAATGGAGTAAAATATGTGGCAGCTATCAGACGACTGACACCGCAAGAGTGTGCCGAGTTGCAGACTATGCCGCACGATTACGAGTTTGTTACAAGCGAAACGCAGCAGTACAAAGGCTTGGGTAACGGCTGGAATATTGAAACAATCAAGCACATTTTCAGTTTCATTCCTAAAACCAAGTTGAACAACCTCAAGGTCTTGTCTTTGTTTGACGGAATTTCAGGGGGGCAAGTTTCGTTACGCGGCATCGGTGCTAACATAACGACTTATCTTGCATCGGAGATTGATAAGCACGCTATTGCGAACACGATGCACAACTTTCCGAATACTATCCAGTTGGGTAGTGTTACGGACTTGAATATAGACGAGATAGTTGAAAAATACGGAGTGCCCGACATTCTGATTGGAGGCTCGCCGTGTCAGTCTTTTTCTTTTAGCGGAAAGATGAAGGGCATGAGTACTAAGAGTGGCGAGGAAATTTACACCCTCGAACGCTATCTCGAATTAAAATCACAAGGATTTCAGTTTGAAGGTCAGTCCTACCTCTTTTGGGAATATATGCGAATACTTACGGAGCTGCGTAAGTACAATCCCGATATTTATTTCTTTCTTGAAAACGTCAAGATGCTTGAAAAGTGGGAAAGATGTCTTTCTCACGCTATCGGTGTGCGTGGTATTCATATTAACTCTGCGCTTGTATCGGCACAGAACAGACGACGTATCTATTGGACTAATATCAAGACAAAGCCAGTCGCAGGAGAAGGTCTATTTTATGACGAAAGCGACCCGTTTGCATGGCCTCCGCTTGAAGTGGATATTCCGCAGCCGGAAGACCGAGGTATCGTTATCAAGGATATTCTCCAAGAAGAGGCAGGTGAGAAATACTATCTGAAAGACGAAACGGTAGCGCAGTTAATGGCAAGGACAGATAAAAGAAAACTCAAAGACTATCTTTTAGAGCCACAGGTAAGCGTTAAAGAGTTGTTTGAGTATATTTGTACCTCTGACGAGTTTAATGCGCTTACAGGCAAAGAAAAGCACGAATTGGCAGAGTTTAGCTACGGATTGGAGAAACAAAGACTTGAAGCGTTGTATAATGAGAACGACAAGAGCGTTTAATATGGGGAGTGGTATCACCCCCCCACCACCAAATCCACTGCGTTAAACGCAAGATACATAGGCTGGTGGTACGTTCCAGGACATAGGCAGCATACAGGAATTATTGAGATTTATGAAAAATAGATTACACGGAGTTGCGGTAACAAGGCAAGGTATAAGGCCGTTTCTAAACGACGGGCACAAAGGAAGCCTTACAGAATACGGAACCATTAGCTTTAAGTCCGTTAAACACCAATGCTTGCAGACCGCACATCGGGGGGTATGTGTTTGTAGTGTATGAGAAAGGTAAAGATTAGTCGCAAGGGAGATATTGTTGAGTCGCACAAAGGCTCAGCTTTATGTGTTGGCGCACATGGTGCAGGCAACAACTCTCAATGTGATTGTGTTTTAGAAATGTACGAGAAGTAATGTGATTGCCGTTAGAGGACGTTCTATTGGTGATTGGTACAATTCACCACACGAACAGAGTATTGAGCTTAGAGGGCAAAAATCATCCTCTCTCACCTCTGTGGCGAAAGATAATTTATTATTTGAAATGTATGAAGAAAATCAGTCAACTTAACGGAAATTCCGAATGGGGGAACACCGCACATCAACAACATCGGTTTTACTCCATATTCGGGGGGGTATTTGCCTTTTAACCGGTAGTTATGATAGAAGCGTGATGAAAATCTTAGAACTGTATGAGAAGTAAAATACTTAATCAGTACCGCACTGAGCTTGGAAGAAAGGTGTGGGGGCAATACGCTTGCGGTGAACGAAAATACGGCACAAGGCACAATCTTATGGCTTTTTCGTGCCGCCCCGACTTCAAAACGAGTTCTGTTATGCGGGGGGGGCAAATCAATTATTTGTTAGAGGTGTATGAGGAAGTATATACTTGACCATTTTAAGCCAAGGTCTATATATGGGGGGGTAAATGCCAGCCGATAAAGGCAAACGACTATAAAGGCATAGATCCGAACTATAATATCAGACCGGCAATATTAGAGCTTTATGGAAAATAGAATAGTTTTTTATCCGACTTTGTATAAGTCAATAGTTATTCATACCCCCCCAGAGCAAAAACAGGCACGCTGACTGCATTTTACGCTCACGGCTTGGGAGGTTTTGATTTACGTCCATTTGTTTTAGAATTGAAAGAGATATGAACATTCCGATTATCCAAGGCTACAAAAAGCCTGTATCAGTAGTGGGGGGGTAAATACAACTGTCTTACGACAGAGATAGCACATAGAACCAACTCCTATGGTTTACCGCACGTTTTAACAATCTACGAATTATGACAGCAACACACCAAGTGGAAAATATATCCAAACAGATTAGGGGGGCAAAGCAAAGCTGTTTGTATGTGCGCCACCCTCTACAAGGGAGGAGGAAATAATAGTGTAACGTATATAATTGAGTTTTATGAGAACTGATAGTGATGTAAATAAGATTTGGGGGAATATTACCCCTCCAAACGATAAGACAAGAACAATATTAGCCACCATGCACAAAGGCGTGGCGGCTAATGGTATGGGAGTTGTGTTGAGGCTGTTTGAGGACTGTTTGTTGTTCAAAAATGGACTCTGCAAGGGCACAAAATAGTTAAATTCGTGTTAAAGTTAGCTTTCTTAACAAGAGATTTGGGCTTTTTCGTATCTTTGCAGTTTCAAAATTCTTGCGGTACAATGCCGCATCTTCGTAAGGGGGAGTGTTTGTTGTATCAATACATTCGAGACAAGTAAATCTTGCATAGAATTACTGCGCCGAGTCGATGGATAGTATTGGAGGTAAAAGATTACAGTGAGAGTCAGACAGCCACGTCCATTAGATTATTGGAGACAACAAAAGATTATCTAAAACAACAAAACAATTTACAATTATGAAGAAGATTTTATCCGTGCTGGCTATAATGCTGGCGGCAGTGTTGCTTGAATCATGCAAGGAAAAGCCTAAGCAAGCTCCTGAACCAACAGAAAAACCATTTGTAACACAGACTAAAAAAAATATGTACAAATGGATTGATGAGAATGCAATAAACCCAGAGGACTTCAAAGTGTCAAACCTAAAGGTAGTTTGGGCAACGGACAGTCTTTGCGTTATCAACTTCAGAGCTATTGCAGAAAATGGCTTTGGAGGTCATGTTCGTAATGAATACCAATACTTCAATATCAAAGTTGATGGTGTTCTTTGGGAGTTTGTTGATGATGACAGACACAAGAACGGAGTATTGGATGGTGCGAAAGATGCTTTGAAATACGATATGATGTCTTACATGAAAGACAAGACATATCTTCGCTTATTAAAGAACAAAACCAGAGCAGGAAAGATATTCTTAAATGCTTACGCTGATGTGTACAATGACGGTGTTGGTGTATTGAAATCAGGAAACATAATAGGCGATGTTGAAGTTGCAGACACCGTAAGATAAATATTTTTTTAACCCATCTACCCTCACAAAGGCAGGCGAAGATTTTTGTTAATATTGGCAAGAACGCCCTTTGCTTCTGTTTGTTCTTACTCTATTTTGCATTTAACATCAATTTAACATAATTACGGGAGGTTGGAAATAATCTAACCTCCCGTAATCTTAGTTCATAAACACCTTTATGCCCTTGTTGCCCTGCGAGTGACCCGATTTTACGCAGCTTGATAACGTATCTCGAATATCAGTGAGCAGTGTTGTTTGTAAGCGCAACTCTACCAATACAGGGTTATTGTTCGCATCCTGCAAGACTGCACCGACCGACGCTCCGAGCCGTTCAATCAGTGTGTCGCGAATTATTCGCACATCCGCCTGCTGGGTAGCCAAATAATACCTCATGGAGTTCAGTAGACTCTCCAACGCCTGTGCGGTATTTTCGGTTACAGCCTGGATGCCCTGCTGCAAAGCGGAGAGATTGGAGTTTAGCCCTGGCTTGTAGCCCATGGCATCCATAAGTCTTTTGAGGTTTTCGTCGAGCACTGGACTGATTTGCCCCCATATGTCGATTGCCTTCTGTAATTCCGACTTGGTTGCTTCGAGTCCGTTATTACCTCCTTCGCTACCCTCTGCCACGGCATCATCTATCGCTTTGAATACCGGTTCGAGCATCTTGCCGACAAGTCGCATTGCCGCTTGTTTGACAATAAGATTTTTGATATACTCGTTAAACTTGTCGTTGAGCGCATCAAGAGTGTCACTACCCTCTTTAAATGCATCCACCCATGCTTGCGCAAATGCTTCGGCTGCCGATTTGTAGTTGGATTTGGAGCCAAAACCTCCGAGTTGTTCTGTAAGGCTTTCTTCGGCTTCCTTAATAGCCTTTTCGTTTTCCTTAATCTGCTTCCGATATTCCTCGATTTTTTCTTTGTCTTTCTTTTTCTTGTTCGACTCTGCCTTTATCATCGCTTCGAGGTGGGCGTTCTGAGTCTTGAGGTTTTTTACCATTTCGTTGTTGTACTTTGCCAACATCGAAATATCAAAAGCTTCATCCATTGCCTCCTTGAGGTCGTTGTATGCGTCCTGTAGTTTCTCAATGGACTTCTGATGTTTCTCTATTTGCTTTTGAAGCTTCTTGTCCTTTGTTCCCCATCCGAAGATACCTCCGAGTGTCTTGCCGATACCGCCGAGCACGCCGATTACGCCCTTGACGACAGAGAGAGGTTTGGTTGCATCTATCTCGCTCAACGATGAACCGATTTTGCTAATGCCATCGGCAACCTCCCGTAGTTCGTCAGACATCTCTACGTTTAACCCCCAGTCGTTGAGTGCTTCGAATGTACCGTTGATAATACCCGCTACATCACTAAAACCCTTTCCGATGTTGTGTATCTTCCGGGTGAGCGATTTTTCAGCCGCCTGTCCGTTGCGGATCTGTTCTGCCAGATCTTTTGAAATCAAGCCCTGTGCTTCAAGCTCTTTGAGTATGAGGTCAAGTTTCTTTTTCTCAATGTCATAGACTTCTTGTGCCTGCTCTGCCTCTTTTGAGTCTTCGCCTTTTTCTTTTGCTACACGCTCATATTTTTGCTTTGCGAGTTCTACTATCTTGTTTTGGTCTTTACTTTTATTTTTGAGCTTGTCTTCGTTTTCAGCCGCTTCAAGGTAATCTTTTTCCAGCTGATTACGCTTCGATGCAAATTTTACGTATTTTGCAATATCATTAGAAAGACCCTTGAAGGGGTTCCTGTCGGCAAGCTGCTCGTCCACTTTCTCCATCTGCTGAACAATCTGTTTGAGTTGTTCCGGCGAGAGATTTTTCAGCTCGCCGCGCAGGGAGTTAAGTTTTTTGCGCATTGCTGTCAGAACACGCGAGGATGTCTGGTCGAGGTTTTCAAATATGGCGATATACATATCACTCTCCTTGAAGTCCTTCCATGTGTTTTCGTCTGTCTTCTTCTTGTATTGCGCATCAAGATTTGCCTGTAGCTGCTTTTTCATGTCTTTGGTGAGATTCGGGTCGTTCTCCAAATTATAACGCTCCTCATAGTACCACTTATCCAGTTGCAACTGGTCTGAAAGCCGCTGTTTGTACGCCTTTATTAACTTCTGCGTCTGCTCTACTTGGTCTTGATAAACCTGCTTGTCGAGCTTTTGCACTTGGTCAAGATACTGCTTGTAGATGTTGCTGTCGCCAAATCGCTCCTTGAGGACATTTGCTGTGTTGCTAATGTCCTTGTTGTACTGATTGACAATATCCTTGCTCCATTTGTTGATGTCGCCACCATATATGCTCTCGTAATCTTTGAAGATATACTTGTTAAACTCATCGTCAATACTTTTGCGGATGTCCTCAAATGATGTGGTAATATCGCCGAACATGTTTTTAATGAGCGTGTCTGACAATCCCTCACCTTTGAGTTTTTTGTATAGCTGCAACTGCGAGAACGAGTCTTCGATATTGCGAGAAATATCATCTTTAAGCTTGTCGTTCTCCGTTTTAGGTATGTTCAATTCGATGTCCGCTGCAATACGGAGTGCATTGCCACGCTTACCCACATCCTTGTACTGATTGCCGATTTCTCGGATACGCTTGGCAATAGACTTGTCATCGGGGAGTATGTCGTTGGCGTTCCATCCAACATTTTGTGCTGCCTCCTTGAAGTACTTGCGTGTGTCTGTTAAAGCTCGCTCTTTGCTTTCAATCTTGATAAGCTCGTTGTACTTGGCGTTCATGTCTTTCAGGAGTGATATGCGCTCTTGAAGAATGTCACGTTGAGCTTTGGAATTACTCTTTTTTGCAAACGGGTCTTTACCTCCAAGGAGTCTATTCCAATACAGTGCAGCTTGCTTTTGTTCTTCGGCATATTTTAACGCAAGTTCTTTAGTAAATACAGTATGACTATCAACGTACTGTTTTCCCCATCTCTCTGCGTTGCCAATATCGAGATAAGCACCGGTGAAGAAATTTTTGGGCGAGCGTTTGATGTTGTCAATCGTTTCTTGCCAGTCTTTAGCCGACTTCTGATAGTCACCAATAGTTTCGTTAAGGTTCTTTGGGTCTTTTACCTCAACACTTATCTTAATTTTGTTTTTGTCGGCATACTCCTGCAAATCCTCTATAATAGTCTTAATGGCAGGCTCTGTATCAGAATCGTCAACCTCTACAGGAATCTTAATGCCGTAGTTCTTTCTTGCAGTGTCGTAAAGCAGTTTCTTTTGGGTGGGGGACAAGTCGTTTTCGGAAGCGTAAGTGTCTATTTCCACTTTGAGTTTTATGGGGTCTTTTTGGTATCTCTTCTTGAACTCTTCTATGCCGCCCTTTCCAACAAAAACATCCTTAAAGTTCTCTTCTGTTTGTTTTATTGCAGAACTTAAATCATCGAAGCTGTCCGACACACCCTTCATGTATCCCTGTCCTTTGACAAGCCAATCGGGTAAGACCATGCTATTGCGAGAATAATAATCTTCCAGACCTTTCCACGCATCGCGCATACGTTTAAGATAATCAATATCGGCTTCACCGTCAATACGCCCATTGCGCAAAGTATCAAAATACTTCTGTGTTTTTATGTTTGCATCTTCGTAGCCGATATTGGCTAAAGCCATCGCTTTCTCTATCTTGTTGGTTTGAGAGATAATATCTATAGCAGCTGTTTTGTATTCATCCAACCCCTCTTTGATGCCGGAGACTCCCCACCACCAACCGCTCTTGTCGCTTTGGGCAGCACGCTCCTTTATGGCTTCAAGTTCAAAGACAAAATCCGTATATCTCTTTTTAAGAGTCTCAAATTCTTTATCAAGCTGTGTTTCATTAAGCTCTGTAATATTAATCTTAATCTCCAAGCCATCTCTGTTTGCTTGTTCGATAAGTTTGTTTAGAGCTTTGCGTTTTTCTTCTATGGCTTTGCTATCATCAACATTGTTCTGTGCTCTATATATAACATTAGAAAAGTCTTTGTATTTGGCAGAGAGTTCGGAGATTTTTCCTAATGCGTCAACAGTGCTTTCGCGTGCTTTTCTTATAGTTTCGTCAAACTGCTGCAACGCATTTCTATAGTTCATTATAGTTTGGAGAATAGCATAAAAAGCAAAACCTCCCAAAGCAGCCTTTAAGGAACCTCCTATAGCAGAAATTGCAGTTTTCATCTTGCCAAAAGCAGTAGGCATAGACTCGATAAGGTCTAAAAAAGCTCGCCATTTGCCCACCATCGCGGCATTAAGAATGAAAGCTTTACCTAAGTTAGTCTGCATAAACATAGAATTAACCTTTATGGCAACAACAATGGAAAGCAAGGCTTTTGCAACATTTGCTATAGCCTCCCAATAATTTAGTAAGTTTGTGGCGAACTGAATTGAGCCTTTAAAAAAGCCCTCGTTTGACTTGCCGATGTCGTTGAGCATCACATCAAAAGCATCCTTCAAGTTGGAAATCTTACCTTGGAGAGTTTCTGCCTGTATCTCCTGCATATTATAGAACATTCCACCCTTATCGGTCATGCGTTGGAATATTGCCTCAACATCCTCAAATGTAACCTTACGCTTGGAAATCATATCCACAATCTGCGCTGTTGTATATGCTTCGCCTTTAACCTCTTTGAAGTATTGCTGTAACTCTCCGTACATGTTTACACCTGCCTCCGTAAACTGACGAACCTCAGAACCGCGAAGGTATGCAGCGGCCTTGACTTGTCCGTATGCAAGGATAAGTCTTCCCATATCAACGCCAAGACCTGCTGAAACATCGGCAAGTCGCTTGGTGGTATCATAAAGTTTGTCAGACTCAATTCGGTAAGCGGAAAGTTGTCGTGTGTAATCCACCAAGTCCTTGATACGGAAAGGAGATTTAACGGCAAGTTCTATCGTTTTGTTAAATATTTCATCCGCTTTCGGCTTGTTCTGCAAGATAGATTCAAGCGAACGCTGCGACAACTCGAACTGACCTCGCACCGCAGCTATCTGCTCTACAAAACCTTGCACGGTGTTAACAGAGAACGCAAACGCCATGCGCTGTGCCCAACGGGAAATATAGCCCGACATATATGATGTCTGTTTGGCGAGATTACGCGAACTTTCGCCTGCTTCTTTGAGGCTTTGAGTGTGCCGAGCGATTGCAGCGTTCAGCGTTTCAAGTTTTTGCTTATAGTCAGCGTCCGTCTGTGACAGCTTCATACGGGCTTCTCTCAGATACTCAATCGCACGCGCCTGTCGGTTAAGTGTGTTGGCTGCTGCAGAGAAATCAAGCGCACCTTTGTAAGATGTATTCTGTTCGTAGTTCTGTTCTTGGTACTTTTTACTTCTGTCGGAATAGGCTTTTCTTTGCTTGGCATTAAATGAAGCTTCTGCACTCGACATTTTGTCAAGAGCTTTCTGAAACGCAATAACGCGCTCTTCACACATCTGCTGTTGGTATTTCAGCTCGTCCTGGAGTGTTTTCTTGCGCTTGATTAGGGAATCTTGGTCCGTCTTGGTGAGGTTATAGCTTGTATCTTTCAATATGCTATCAATCGCGCCAATCTCTTTTTTGAGTTCAGCGATATTCATACCACTTGCACCCTTGGTCGCCTCCTGTAATCTCTGAAACGCAAATACTGCCTGCATGATACTACTTGTGCCTGCACCTTTCATATTTGAAAGTTGTGCAACTATCTGCTGTATATTCTGCGAAGCTTGCGTAATATTGCCGCTCATGCTGCCTGCACTTGCTCCGATGTTGTTCAGACCACCGCTTACGTTTGCCGCCGAAGCGTTTATAACGTTGAGTTTCGCCACTACTTTGTCCAACGCATCAAGAAATGGCTGTGTACCCACCGACATGTCCTTAAAAGATTTAGCAACCCCGACTGCGGTGTTTTTTGCGGTGTTCTGTATATCTTTAAGCTTCTGATCTGCCTCCTTTATGGCATCAAGGGCACTTTGTGGTATTGCCAACGCTGCGCCTAAAGCTGAATTGCCCATAATTAATTTGTAGTTTTAGAGTTTATAAAATAGGTATTCCGAGGTCGTTGAGATTTTTTAGGTCTTCCACTCCGTTGATTACCTTTGCGTTTTGTAGGTTTCCGTTCTGCTTCTCGTTGTCGGATAGGTATTCGATATGCGTAAAGTCCATTGATGCAAGTCGGACTTGTGGAACGGTCATTTGCCATTTATATTCTTCCTGCGAGCACCATGTGTTGGCACGTAAGAAATCTATCATCTGCCCATACTCCGTTCTTGCAGGCACAATTCTGCTGCTTGTGTCTTTCTCGTCAGAGCCTGGTTGCGAACGGTCTGAATCACATTGGTACTCGCGAAGAAAAAATCCACATCAAGAAGATTTAGAATTTCGACGAGCAGTGTTGCCCAATCTTTGATGTCGTAGTCGCCCCATAGAAGCTGGTCATATACCTGTTGGTATTCGTCAGAGTTGATGCGGTTTTTGTCGTTCAATAGCGCGAGCGTGATAACTTTTGCCACGGAAGGCAGATTAACCGCAAACTCCTTAATGACATCACCCATAGACAGATTTTCGCCTTTTACTATCTTGCAGGCCTCTTCTGCTATCATCCACTGAGTGCCCGGCTTTAAGGCTTTAATCTCCCATTCGGTATCTTGTAGTCTTACAATAGTCGGCGCATCATTCATAATCTGTGCAAGTCGTTCCATTGCTGCATCGGACAATGGCGTTCCAGGGGTTACTCGTTTTGCGTCTTCTTCGGCCTGTTTTCTTGCTTTTGCAGGGTCTTTTTTTATCCTGTAAACCTTTCCCATGTTTTTTTGTTTTTACTTTCTGATTATTTTGACAACTCCATTATATTTTGCCGCCAAAGCTCGTAACTTCTGAACGGACATAGATATTACCCTGTACGACCTTTTGAGCCTACCGCTTCCATCTTCCAGTATTTTAGCGTATGGCATAGCAGCCACTATAGCTAAGTCTATCGCGCCACTTGGTTTGTAGTCCTTATTGAGGTAGTCGCTTATTGCATCTCGGCCTTTTATCTTTTCTCCGTACCAATTTTTACCTTCGGTTGCTTTTGGTGTTGCAGAGAGAAATCCAGATTTGGTTAGTTTTCCGTTGAGATATATACCATATCCGTAAGAGTCGTACAGATTATATGAACGATGTGTGTATGTGATTTCTTGAATACACTCGTTCATTACACTTTTCGCATCTTTCTCCAATTCCAAAAGAATTGCGTTGATAGCTTGTTTGTATAATGAGTCTGCCATAAGTCTTTAAACTAAAAATGGGGCGAACGGCACTAAAGCCGCCGTCCCATGAAGATATAATCGAGAGTTATAAAGAACCTGCTTACCCGCCTGTTGGCATGGTATAGTCCTCGTCAAGGTAGTACGGAGTCTTGATTGTCTTCTGAGTACCGCTTGCGCCAATCTTGAGTGATGCAAGCTGTGCTGTGCCGGCGAGAGCAATCTTGCCGACGCTCGTATTGAGCGACTCCATAGTTACTTTTGAGTTGAGCTGTACCTTCGGCACGACAACCGCCTTGGTGCCAAACACAATATCGACCTTTGCGTACTTGGCCTTGTATGCGGCAGGGGCGTACACCTTTTTGGTTGTTTCATCGTAGGTAAAGTCGCACAAAGCAACCAAAAGGTCTTTCTGTGTGTCTGCAACCTCTGCTGCAAGCTGGTACTTACCACTTGTTATAATCGAAAGGATTGGCGTGTCGGAGGTTTCACGTTCAACATCACTTGTACTGTTGTCGTCCTGCGCGATACTTGTAGTATCACGGATAACATCATCAAGAACGTAAGAATCGCCCTTTGGGATGTCGTCTGCCTCTGTGCCTACGAACAGGGTTACAACGATTGCGTCAGGCTTAACAAGCTTCAGTGCGCCTGCGCCGGTATTTGTTACTTTAGCCATATTCTTGTGTTTTTAAACGTTTATCTGATTTTTTGTGTTGAAATTATTTTACTGTAACCGAAACGGAGATCATATCGAAATGAAACTGACGGTTCGCGTCATAACCATCGTCGCGATAAAGCTCCTGGATAACATAGTCCTTACTGTTAGCTTCGTCGATAATCATATCCAGGATACCCTCCATCTTGTCGAGGGTCTTTACGTTCTTTCTGCGCAGTGTGCCTTTCGGTCTTGCGTACAGATAGATGTTGGCGTAGCCGAGAGAGTAGCCGCCGTAGTCGCGCTGCTGTCCGATGTCAACATTTACGAAGTCTTCCCATTCCTTGTTTGTGGTAGGCGGCAATTCTCCGATGAAGATGTTGTCGGACAGCCCTTTGTTGGAAAGAAGCGTCGAAAAATAGTTTTCAATGCGAGATATTCTTCTTTGTGTTTTTTGCGCCATAATCTATCTGTTAGATGTCAGTTCCCTTTATATAAGCTACACATCCGTGAAGTTTCGTTGGTTCGATACCTATAACCATTCCGTCTACATCAAGTCCGCAAATGTTACCCCGAAAACGTATGCCGATTTTCAGACCTTTAGGGATTTTCTCTTCTCCGCTTTCGTCTACCGGCATTGGGAAATATATGCTATAACCCATAGAAACGACACCTGCATTAAGCAGTTTATCTGTTTTTTGTATGTCGCACTTTGTTTTATGAACAACAACTTCCCTGTCGTCTTCTGTGAGCAGATTGCCGTCAGGTGCGATTATGCGTTCCTTTAAATAGAACACGCCATCGTATTCATATTCTACCATCTGGCTTCTATCGGTGTACATAGCTTAATCCGTTTCTGAAATCCATCTTATTTCTCCATCGGAAGCATTGAGGGTTTCAAGCTTATCTTTGTTGGAGTATTTTATATAAATCCTACGAAGTTCAGACTTGATACTCTCTAATGCCTGCGATGTAATGGTCTGTGCTCCCACGGTTAGTGCATAAGAGCCATGCTTACTTGTGGAAGATGCCGTTTGATGTGGTCCGAACACGATGGTTTCGAGTAGAGCCGCCTTGCATCTGTCACGATCTTCTTCTGTAAGATCTGTATAGGTTTCAACATTGCAAACTCCGCACTCGAAAGCCACGCGGTTAAGAATTGCCTTGTCAAAAACAAAACTTGTCAAACCGCTTAGGTATTCGATTATGTCAAACTTCAATACTACCATTTTAAGAGAAGTGGATTTGGTTATTGTAATGCCATGATAACTACTCGCCTGCGTTTGCAGTGTTGACAATTACATGGTTTGTGAAAGAGAGAAGCGCTGGTGTTGCAGACATCATCACATCGGTATGCCACTCCTGCAAGCGGCCGTTGTCGGTGGTGGTGTTCATTGCTGTAACCAGTCCGTTGAGCATAGTTGCGAAAGTTGTGTCGATGCTCTTCGCGCCATACTTGGTGTACATTTCACGCTCAAGGACATTGGCGTACTTGAACTCGAACATATCGCCTGCTGGTCGGAGAACCGCGATATTGTCTGCCCATCCCTGCACCATAGTGTCGGTTGTGCGTGTCTTGTTGCGCTCTTTCTCAGTGACAATCTCGATCGGCGAGATGCCCTGAATGTCAGTGAACGACTGCAAGAACTGCTCGTTGGTGATAGGCATACCTTCGACGTAGGCGATATAGTTTGCCTTACACCAAGAGGCGTAAAGGTCGCGAACCTCCTGGTTCTGCAAGAAGGTGTTGACGTACATGTTCTTTGTCATTCTCCATGTGAGAGCTCCAGAGTAGCCGCCTCGCTTGTCGCGGTAGTTGTCCTCAATCTTGCGCATCTGTGTAAGAATCTTACAAGCAGGGTCTGTCCAAGTTTTTGTGCCAGCCTTAACGAAATTCTCGGCAGGGATACGCGCATCGTGAAGCTTTGCGTAGATACCTGCGCCCAAGCCCTTATAGTCAGCCTTGCCCTTGGTGGCCAACTGAGCTCCAATCTGATTAAGGGTAGACTTAGCCGAGTTCAAGCCGCGGAGAAGCACCTTTTCAACCCAGTTGGCAATAATTCTGTCTGTGTTGCCAAGCTGTGCATACATACGCTCCTTGTAGGCGCGCTGCGCTGCTGTCTCGGTCCAACCGCGAGCGATAAAGTCAGGAATAGAAGCTACATACTCCTCTGCGCCCTCTGCATCCATTTGCTGACTCTCACCAAGTGGGGCACGAAGGTCCATAAGTGGAGCTGCTTCCAACTTGCTCGATTCAATGCGGAATGTAGCAGAACCATCGTCTGCGGTCGGCGTAGGAGCATCTGCGATATGACCCTGAGACAAGGCCCAACCCAAATCAAGATTGAGGACAGGCGTATTATCTACGAGTGACTGGAAAAGCTCGCTACCATTGTCGCGCGAACGAAACAGAGCCGCCCAATCAGAGTTGTTAAAATCAAATCTCATAGTTGCTAATAGTTTTGTGTGTTAAACATGATGTTTATTAGAGGTTAAACCAAGTCTTGACGCGACTCTTGTTGAGGGCGAGAACGGCAGGCGGAAGCTTGCCGACAGCCAAAAGGTCAATAATGGTGTCCTGCTGTGCTAACGCCGGAGCAAACATGTATCTCGCGCCATCGTAATCGTCGTCAGATGTACTCGGGTCATAAAGGAAATCCATGTCCTTGTCTGCGTAGGAGTTGGGGTTTGTTACCATTGGGAGCACGCTCGCTCCAACCCCTGCTGCTTCGACAAGAATGTCGCCCTTCTTAACCGTCGCGCCGAGAGCCTCCGAGAGTGTAAGAACCCACACATCCACACCAACCTCTGTTGACTTCTCTACGCGTGTGACCGAAACCGCCTTAGCCTTGATCGTAAAGTCTTTCTGACCAATCATAATGTTGTCACCGGCAAATGGAATATGACGATAGCCGTCACGAACAATCTTGATGGTTGTGTCGGTGCCTACAGCTTCTTTTGCTACCTCATAGAATTTGAGGATTTTCACCTCTGCACCATGGGTATCGTCGAGGTTTGGCGTGTACTCGCAGAAATCACCTGCGTAAATTTTCGCACGACCAGGGAACGGGTTTTTTACGATACCGCCCGATGTCGGATAGCTAAGTGCGCCCTTGTTGCTATTGACAATTTTCACAAAGACGTTTCTGTAGCCACCGATATTGCCGTGCGCCTGCACGAGAGTGCGACCCATAAATACCGCACCACCGTTAGCCTGTCTTGAAAAAAAGTTATCCATAAAACTTACCTTAAAAAATTAATAAATTACAACACTACTTCTGAGGAGTAATTCCACCGAGTGCCTTGTTTACGCCCTTCCATCTATCTGCACTGATGTCGCCGTTGTTATTACCGCCACTATTGCCAGGTGTATTGCGACCTCCGTTGTTCGCATGAGAGAGATTGTAGAAGCCGAGTGCATCGGTTGTTTCCGCCTCAATGTCCGTGTCCTTGGAGATTGATAGTTTCTTCAAGTAGGCCTCAATCCACTTGTCGTCGCTAATTCCTTTCTCCTTGAACTTCTTGAGAAGTTCACCGCGCTTCACAGATGTTAGTCTCGCAGCTTCAGCCTCCGCCTCCTTTCTCTCCAAAGCTTCAAGACGCTCAAGCAACTTCTTTTCTACTTCAGAAGAGTTGTCGTTGTTAGGATTAGGAGTATCATTTGGGTTTGGTTCAGGGTGGTCTTCTTTCCACTTTTTGATAAAGTCCGCATTGTCCTTTTCGTAGTTTCCGTTAAGGGAAACATACTGCGGAAGAATCTTGTTGACCAAATCGCTAATCTCTGTTTCTTCGCTAACCAAAAGGTCGTAGTGGGAGTCACTCAAACTCTTGATTGTCTTCTCGCTGATGGAAAGGTGTTTTCCGTTTGCAGTGAGTTTTGCTTTTAGGGCATCTAAAAGCTGTTCTTTTGTAAACTTCATGTGCTTTGTGTTTTATTTGTTTGAAACAAAATTAGCTTTGTATTACATGAAGCACAAATAATTACAAATGTGTATTTGATACGTGTCAAATAAGACTTACTAAAATGCTGTATCTAAGCGAATTAAAGTGTTACTTTTGCGATATGAGTAGCGAGGATAAGGATATAATAATAAAACCACAAGAAGGCTTTCAGGAGTCTTTTGTGACCGCAAACGTAGATGTTTGTTTCGGCGGTGGAATTTTGGCAGCCGGAAAGTCGTTTGCGCTCGTTCTTGCTATGGCGGAACCTTTAATGACAGACCCAGACTTTCGCGCGATGATTTCGCGTCGTAGCCTTGGTAATCAGAAGGCTGGAGGTGGCTTCGTAGAGAAGTTTAAGCAGATATTCGGCGCAGACTATATAAAGGTAAAGGAAAGTGACAGCCCTCGCATTTCGTTTCCAAACGGTACCTTCTGCGACCTTACCTATCTTGACGACTCGAACATGGATAAACTCCGAGAGCGTGCAAAAGGTTGGGAGTATGACATGATTGCAATCGACGAGCTTACAGAGATGTCGTGGGAGGCCTTCTCGTACGTGATAACACGAAACCGAGGACAAAGCAAAACTTTCACAGGTAAGTTCTTTGCCACCATGAACCCGAAAAGAAGCCACTGGATAAGAACATTCATAGACTGGTATATCGGGATTGACGGCAAGATAAATCCTGAAAGAGACGGCAAGGTTAGATATTTCTATGTCAATGGTGCATCTGTAAAAGATGTGGTATGGGGAGACTCTAAAAAAGAGGTGTACCTAAAATGCAAGATAGATATAGACCGAAAACTGGCTGCTATTGGTGGCAATTTTAGTTACAAGGATATTATCAAGAGTTTTGTATTTTATCAAGGTAGACTCAGCGAGAATAAGGGTTTGCTTGACGGAAACGCCGGTTACATCGGCTCTATTGCGGCGAGTGGCGGTAAAATGGCACAGGCTCTTGTTGAAGGAAATTGGAATGTAGACCCCGAGGAAGAAGATGATTTGCCGATTAGTGGCATCAATGCACGTAGAGTTTTCACTAACGACCCTGCCTTAACGGGAGAAAAGTGGATAACGATTGACCTTGCTGACTACGGTACGGACAATATGCTTATGATAGCGTGGAATGGGTTTCATGTAGTCGATATAGAGATACATCCGCACTCAACTCCGAGACAGAACGCCGGGTTTGCTCGTCAGTTTGCCATAAAACACGATATCGCCGAGAGTCACATCATATATGACGCAACGGCAGGTAGATACTTTAACGACTATATACCCGATGCCAACCCGTATATGAGTAGCGCAAAGCCGATTGGTATATACTACCCTACTGCCATGACGCTTAAAGATTTGTGCTATCTCAGACTTTGCAGGATGATTAACGCCGGCGAGCTAACGATGGAAGATGCGGTTGCGGAAAAGACTTATACACACCAAAACCTCAAATACAAGGTAACTATACAAAATGAGTTTTTGGAGGAGTGCGCCGTAGTTAGGTTTGAGAAAATGCCGAACGGCAAGCGTAAGTTGATGAGCAAGAAAGAGATGAACCGTAACCTTGGAAAAGGTCGGTCGATGGACTTGCTTGATCCGTGCGCTATGAGATTTCTGCCCTGTGTAAACTACGAGTACGGCAGGGAGATACAAGAAAGCCTTGCACTTGTGGCTGTGGCAACGGCAGAATACAAGGAAGAGCGTCATAAGAACCCGTTCGCACAAAGCATATATGATGAAACGTTGTGGGGATAAATGATAAGATATGATTAAAACAGACGATATAAAAATAATACTTGACTCCGTGCGAGGAGAGTGGTCTAAGGTGACAGCAGAAGATGTCGCCTTTGCCGCACTTTGCGATACGTTCGAGGACAAGAATTTTGCATACCGCATTGCTTACGGCAAGAAGGGTGACGGAGATGCTCTTTACGAAACACCGCGCTTTAAGAAGATGCTTGTAGCCTTAGAGCCGTTCGGCGTAGGAGTAGAAAACGTTGCAGCTATAACTAAAGAACAAAACAAAAACGACCTTATAAAGTTGTTGGAGCGAGTTCAGATGCTTGGCGAAAGCAAGGCGATAGATATAAAAGACGCATTGAAAATGGAAGGAGACCTTCGTGTAAAACTTAACGATAAGTTTGAAATGGAGGAGACACAGAAACAAAAGCGTATAATCATCGTACCGAGCAAGCATGATATTGTTTGTCCCCACACAAATAGAGAATGTAACTTTTGGCCGTCCAAGGCAGCGTGCATGAAACATTACCAACTTAAAGAAATAAAAGAAAATGAGCAGACGTAGAGAGGATATAATTTCAGATTTCCTGGCACATCCCGAAAAGATGTTGTTTAAGAAGCCGTTTTTACGCGGTTGCGACACACCTTCGGTAAATGATAGTCGTGACGGAAAGGCCGTATGCACGAACAGCCGCATGGAGGCAAAATTACCAAACGTTAAAATGACGGTTGTAAGCCAGGAGCGATTTGTTAAAGAACTCGATCCTAACTGTCACAGTGTAATCTTCGACGAGAATCTGCCAAGCATCTGCGTTAAGCAACAGGGCAAAAACGGTGGATATGTTGAAATTGATTTTAAAAAATTCGGCATTGCGCTACAGGCGCGAATAGTGGAGAAATGCGCCCTTTCTCTTTGTGGCAACAAACGTGTCTTTGTGCTTCACGATAGTAACCCGAGTGAAACCCTGAAAAAGAATTTCGCGGATTTGAAGTGGCATTGGGAGAATAGCAACCAGGACGGTGCAGAGATGCTCGCTGTTGCGACGCAGTTAAGTTATGGCGATACCGGCCTGCTGACATATATGAACGAAAATAACGAGGTTAGAAGTCGATTGTTCTCGTATGTGGATGGTTATCAAATAATCACGCATAGAGATGATAATGGAGAACCTCTGCTTGATTGTGTCTATTATCAGACAGAAGACGGCTCAAAACATATTGACGCTTACGATAATACATACCACTACCACTTTACCGATGAGGTTGTTGAGGACGTGACAGCAGGGAACAGCTCCGGCGCAACGGAAACAGGCGAGTGGCGCATGGCGTATTCAGAGGCGCACGGCTTCTCTGAAAGTCCGCTAACCACAAAGCGCGGTGATGTGGCATGGAATAAGGTGCAGAATTTGATTGAATTGTTCGAGATAATCTTCAATCTGTTTGCGGTAATCCAAAAACGCCACGGTTGGGGTATTCTCTACATCAAAGGACGTTTCAATGAAACAGCAAAGAAAATTGCAGGCTCAATTATCCTCAACGACACTACACTTGACGGTAAGGGTTCTGCGGAGTTTAAGGCACCTCCTTCTCCTCAAGGTATGATTGAGTTTATGCAAACAATTCTTGACCAGATACAGATTGGCTGCGGTGCAACATTTATTCTCCCAAAAGACGTAAAGTCAAGCGGAGATATTAGCGGACTCGCAATTCAGATGACGCGATCATTGGATATAGAGCGCACGGCAAACGCTGTTATCGAGTGGCAGAACTTTGTGAGCAAACACGTTCGTCTGTTTAAGGAGGGTCTTGCAAAACAGCTTGTGGCGAACGGCGAGAACCCAAATGCTATTACTGAATTTGCAAAAATGAAAGTAAGTGCATCATTTAAACCTTGGCAGCCATTTGACGAAGCAGCATGGAATCAGATGCTTTGTACGCTGAAGGGTGCAGGATTAATTTCAACTAAGACTGGTGTCGAGAAGAATACGGTATCAACACCCGACGAAGAGATACGGCTTGATAGCGAAAACGGACAGGCAGACGTAAGCGCAGAATGATAATACAGAAATAAGCATATAAGATGAAAGCGGAAGCATTATACATAAAGATAGACAAGACGGCGAAAGGCGGAGTTACAGAGACACACCTGTTTCCGTCTGACACAGATTTTGTCTGCATCAAGAGCTACACAAACAGCCGTAAGCGTGAAGGTGGAGCTCCTTCTATTTCTGCATCCTTCTATTTCTCGCGCCCCCTCGACAAAGAGTGGTCTCGCGAGGAGTATGTAGAATTCGACGGCGAGAAATATTACGCAACATCTATTCCGTCTTCAAGCAAAGATGGCACATCAGGGTTATATAAACACGAGGCTTCTTTTGTTTCCAAGAGAGAAGTCTTGGATAATACTTTGTTTTTTGATGTTGTATCACAGAAGCCTAACGATACTAATGGAGGTGACAAGTATCGTTCCAATCAAACGAAATTCTCGTTTGGTGGTGACATCGACGAGTTTGTTAGTCGTATAAACGATAGCATGGCTTACTGTGGTCTTTACGATAAAAACGGAGTAGACGGCTATTGCATTGTAGTAGACGAAGGTTATGGTACGGATGAAATAAAAGAACTATCCTTTGAGTCGCAGTATTTATCAGCTGTTATTCAGCTTATAAAAACAACATTTGAGCTTGATTATTACTGGGTAGGCAAAATATGTCATGTAGGCAGTGTGCAGCACGACTTGAGTACAAGCGGAAATTATGGAAGTCGGTACGTTCTGCAATACGGTAGCGACGCAGCTTTGATGTCTGTACAGCGCAACAATACCAACAACAAGGCAATAGATGTGATTACCGGTTGTGGTTCGTCCGATAATATACCATATTACTATCCGAATGAGGACGAGTTTGGTACTGCAAAGTATAACATCGAAAATGCAAATGGTAGTACGATTAAGAACATATCTATAGAGAAGCTTAACAAATGGGCTTCATCTGACATTTACAACAAGCCGTTTATTTTGTTTGATGTAGCAGAGGGTTCGGCAGACATCAATACAGGCATTGTGTATAGTATAGAAAAAGGTGTAGTCGTAAAGTCTGATATCCAGCAAAACCCAGGACAAACAATGGGCAACAACACCATTGCAGATGAAACTTTTGTGCCAACACTACAACACCCCGGGCTGTTTGGTTATTTCCTGACAAAATATTATGACCCGAACGTTGATTTTACGAGTTTTGGTTATATTGTTTCAAATGGCTCATCTACTCCTGCAAACATAAAAAACGTAAAGACAAATTACGTATTTCCGATGCATGTTTCGATTGAGGGTCACGCAGGCTCAATATTGGATATGAGTAAATTTGAAGTATCGGCATTTCTTTACACATTGGACGGAATGAGATCTGGCAGCTCTATCCTTTCATGGGAGAGTTCATCGGTAATCAAGACGGTTTCTATCCATTCAGATGTAGTCAGCCCATATCCCCTAAAGGACAAAGTTGGTAATCCAATAAAAAGATACACGTTTCCGTATGATGGAGATTACACCATTGATATTACTATTGAGATTAGTATAAATTTTCAACTTTCTGCATCCGTATCAGCCCAACCTTCAATATGGCAGGCGATAAACTCTTATGAACGCAAGTTCACGTTTACGGGAAGTGGTCTCAATTATACCCTCAAATCCGAGGGTTCGGGTTTATATATGACGTGTGGCGAGGAACTTAAATGTGAGTATGAAAACTGCGGTATTACTTTTGCTGACGTGGAGAAAGTTTTAAAGGCTAAAGCACGTTGGATATATGCCACACAAGATAACGGTAAGGGCAAGTGGGTTTTAGAAAAAGACCCAAACAGCAATGAGAACACAGCAACAAAAGTCTATATCACAGGACGTAAATGGATAACTCCATCTACAAACCTCATGCCTTCCATATACAGAAAAAGCGAAGGGGCAGACCGTTTCTACTACGCAACTAATACTCCGAGCGACGACCAACGGGAAATTTATACGATACCTGGTACAAATACTTTGTATCACTTCAACAATCTATATAAGGATAAAAATCCGCATCAAGGGTATGTGACGTTTGATGACATTAAGCCGACTATCAGAGGAATACGTAATGATGTAATCCAAAAAGATGGTCTTGGTCAACTCTTCTGCGAAATCGCAGATGTAGCATTTGACACGGCTGATAGCGACGCAAAAGATGAGAATGGCAATTTCCTACATCCATACTTCTATATTAAACTTCATAAGTTTAGTGGCGAGTTTGGTTTTGACTTGTTCAAACATGCCCTCGAAAGTGAAAGCGGAAAGATAGAAATGATTGAGTGTCACGGATGCCCTGCGTGTTCTTTCCCAATAATGTGCTACTGGGATAAGGTAAACAATATCTGTTACAATCCGGTAAGCGTCGATAAAAACGGCGACCTAAAAGCCGTTAGAGAAGATTATCAGGACTATATAATGCAGGAAAGTGACATTAAGTCCGATACACTCAACCAAAACTCCCAAACAAAAGAGATTTGGATTGCGGTTCAAAAGGAAACTTCCACGCTTGGCGTTGTTATGCCAAATGCATCGGCAGGCTTAAAACCTCAAAAAGGCGACAAATTTGTGATAACAGGCATAAAAGCACCGCTCGTATTAATAACAGCCGCAGAAAGACGACTTGACGAGGCTCTTGTCAAACATATGAGCGAGAATAACGAAGATAAATTTAATTACGCCGTTAAATTCTCGCGCATATTCCTACAGGAAAATACAGACTTTGCCGCGATGCTTAGCGAAAACACAAAGCTCACAATAAAATACAACAACAAACTTATAGATGTTTTTGTAAGCAACTATCAGGCGAGGATTGATGATAATGTGCTTGCGAGTATAGAAGTGGAGCTTGCTACTTCTCTCGAAATAGGACAAAATGACATCAAGCAGATAATTCAGTCTGTAGAAGGGGAGGTTGTGAGAAGTTTGGGTAATATTCCAACCGGCGGTGGTGGTTTTGATGCTGCTATTGCGGATAAAATGTACCTCTCTAAGGTGAAAAAGGATACGGCGCAAGAACCTATAAACTTTGAAAAAGGACTGACGTTCGGCGATGGTGCACATCGAGTAACTCCTGAAGGTGTGGCGATATTTAAAGGACTTATCTCTCAAATCTTCAAGTCGGGTGCGCTCGGCTCTGGCTTCAAACTTGGCGATTACAACGGAAGTGGTGACAGCTACTTGGAGGTAGACCGCCTGCTTGTGCGCAAGGCGGCGGAGTTCGTAAGGCTCGTAATCCGAGAGCTTCAAAGCGTAGGTGGTGAGATTGTTCTGTCGCCTGCTGCCATGAAGGTTAGCAATGTGGTCTATTTCGAGAAAGGTGTGTATCTTCCCGAATATGAAGCTCTTCCTCTGCGCTACAATGTTTACCGCTGCTACTTCTCACAGAAGAAAGGCGACGAGGAGATAGAAAACCAGTTCGTCGAGGACGACCTTGTGCGCTGTCAGACGTTCAACGTCAAGGAGGGCGTGAGTGAGAACGTGAAGAACAGATACTACTGGCGTAAGGTGTACAAGGTAGGTAAAGATTTCATTGATGTGCTTGCTGATTTCTTCGATACTGGCAGCGATATTCCGCAGGCAGGTGACGAGCTTGTACAGATGGGCAATACGACGGACACGGCACGCCAGTCGGTCGTTGTTTTGTCGGCATACGGAGCGGATGCGCCATCGTTAAAGATGTACGAAGGCGTAGATAGCTATTCGTTAGAAAACAAGGAGGTCTTTGTCCTGTCACGTCAGGAGATGTTCGCCATTGCCGACAAGTTCAAGTTCGTGACGCGCAATGCTAATGGCGAGATAGAAAGCACGCAGTCGTTTGCGGAGCTTGTGATGTCCGTGGATGGACTCAGAACAACGGTCAACAGAAACAAAGAAGAGCTTGACGGACAGATAACAACGATTAACTCGCAAATCACACAGACAGCAGGCAAAATCGCTACGCTTACTAACGAGCAGACTGTTATGGGTAATAAAATATCAAAGATTGAGCAGACAACCGAAAAAATCTCGCTACAGGTTGAAACGACCACGAACTTGAAGAACTGCATCGTCGGCTCAGCCCTACGTCCGTGGGATGACATCATAAAGATTACTGCCGGTCTCTCGCAGGCAGTGAATATAGTAAACGGTGGCGGTGTTGGCGGCTCAAACTACGCAGTATTCAATGCGCAGGGAGCGACTGCGAACACATGGACTGGTCTATACTTCAATGATGTGCGTGTGACACCTGGCAAAAAATACACCTTCAGTATTTGGGTGAAGGTTATAAGGACAACAGATAACGGTGCGTATTACACAATCAAGCGTTTCGATAATGGTGTAGAAGGCACAGTTATCAAATCAGGAAACTATTCCAACACTATTGGTGACTGGGTATTATACACGTACCAAATAACAGTGCCCAGTGGTTGCTCAAGGCTACTGATAGAAACAGCTATTCGCAAAAACGGTACTATCAATCTGTGTCGTCCGATGCTCATGGAGGGCACAGAGTATGGTGGCTGGAGCCTTTCGCCTTACGACAAGACAGAGGCAGGCAAGTTGGAGTCCAACTTAAAATCTACGGGCATCGACATCGAGAACGGCAAGATAACGGCAACGGCGGACAAGTTCGAGATACGCAACAATAGCGGCGAGACAACGGCAAGCGTTAATGAGAAAGGTTTGTTAGAGGTTGGCGCAGGTCTGTTTGGCGGTTTTGTCAAAAAGAATTTGACGGTCATCACACCTGATAACATTGGGCAATATACCATCCCTTCCGCTCAACTTGGTTACGTAACGTTCGATTTTGCCAGCGCGGGTTCCTTTGTTAAATTTGAGGGTGATTTTAAGGCGGTGTATGGTGGCAACTACCTTGCGATTATTCTGCCATATAACAATTACAGCACCGACACAAGGCAACATTCAATTCCCTTCTCGCAGGCAGTACCATATTTAGACCAAAAATTTATTGTAATAAACAAAACAAACACCTCTGTAGTGTTGGTTGGCGGTGGCACAATAAATAAAAGAGGCAGTACTACCTTTGTATTCAGTAGCCTCCCGAACGAAATAGGAATGGACCAGGAGGGTATCGTGACGTGCACCCTCAAAACTACCACTAAAAGCAGTGGCAATAACTGCACAATAGTATGGGATGGCTATGTTTATGGATAATTAAAAAGAACAAGATATGAAGAAAATAGTTAGAGGCAATGATTTTACGTTGCGCATACCGGTAAAGAAGATAGTCAATGGTGAACAGGTATCGTTCCCGTTGACTGATTGCACCGACATCGCGGTGCACGTCGTTAGCAAGTACAAGCGTACCGCACTCCCCTACACTATCGACAAGGAGTCTAATGATGTGCTTTTGGCTGACGTTGACGGCACAACACTATCGTTAGGCACTTACGCCTTGGAGGTGACGGGCGTACTGGAGAGTGCTAACTGGCGAAGCTACGAGTATGAGCAGTTCGCCATCGTGGACAATAACGCAAGCAGCGATACCATTTTTGAAGGTGGTACTACCGAGGGCGACACCAACATTGAGGGCAGCAACGGAGGTAATGCCGACAAAGGCTGCATGGATGTTAAGATTGAGGGCTTTGCCGTAGATACTGCGCTTGTTGTCCTTCCTCCTGTATCCGCGCGAGCAACCATCATCGAGCTTATTGCTAATGCCGACGCTGCCATTGCTGCGGTAAGAGAAACGGAAGCGACCGTCAAGGCGAACGAGGATGTGCGTGTTGAAAACGAGTCGCTCCGCCAACGTGCAGAAGAGCAGCGTGCAGAGAGTGAAGCCACACGACAGACAGCGGAAACACAGCGCACGGAGAGCGAAGCTGAACGTGCAGCCAACGAGGAAGCGCGAAAAGCCAACGAGGAAGCACGTGTAGCAGCCGAGGAACAGAGGGCAACTACTTTCACGGAGCTTTCGGAGGCTGTGAACACTGCGGTCGGCAAGGCAGACGAAGCCATAAAAGCCGCCAACGCTGCGATTGACAAGGCGAACACCGCAGAGAACGAGCGTGCCGAAGCAGAAAGACAGCGTGCCGAAGCAGAAGCTACACGCAGTCGCGAGGAGGGCATACGTCAGGAGTCGGAAACCGAGCGTGTACGACAGGAAACAGCGAGAGAAGACGCAGAAGCAACTCGCCAGAACGCAGAGGTGGAGCGAGAAAAGACTGATGTCGAGCGTGAGATACGTGTGTCCGAAGCAATATCCAACACGTCCTCTGCCGCAAAAACCGCCACTGATGCAGCAGCCGTAGCAACAGAGACAGCCAAGAAAGCTATGGTTGCGACTACAGAAGCAGAGAGAGTGAACGCCGAGCTAAGGGGCAATGTGCTCGTAGTGACCGATAGAAACGGCGGTGTCAGCACTCTTGACTTTGAGCAGTGGGACTTGGAGGAGCGAGTGAATATCACCATGACGACATCTGTTGCAGGGGTGAGCGTGAAAGGTGTAGCGGTGAACGTCTTCCTTAATGGCTCTTCGGCATTCACGAAGTACACCACGGATGCTGACGGCAAGGTGTCGTTCACAATCCCAAGAGGAACGATGTACAGAATAGCGTTTCAGGAGCTGAAAGGCTGCGGTCCACTTCCCTCTCTTACCTATACTGCCGCACTGAGAGTACGTGACATCAACGTGGAGTATAAGCCAGTAAGCGACGAGAAAGCCTCTGTGATAGTGACGATAGACAAAGCGGAGGACGGCAAGGTAATCCCATTTGGAGGTGTGGCAGTGACCTGTGCCATTGATAATGGCGACACCATAACGACGGAGACAGACAGCGAAGGAAAGGTAATATTCCGTATTCCATACAACAAGAAGTACAAGATTACCGCTGCACAAAAAGATGGCTATTATTCTTTTCGTGGCATATATGAGAAGAATAATGTGGCAGATGTGGCAGAACATAATCTTTACTTCCACTACTACCCTACTACGTCAGGCGTGTTCATTCTTGATGCTACAGGAGCGCAATATACGGCGGATGAATGGCAGGCGGCTGGTAAGACCTCAGAAGAAGCAGTTCTCATTAAACTCGTGACGCAGAACCTCGCTAACGGCAACAACTGTTTCGGTTTCTCGCCCGCAGCCTTGCAAGCTGGCTATCCAAATAAGCAGTGGTGTACGCAGAATACGCAGTTTAACAACATTCCTTTAAACGGCAACAATGTAAAAGATGCACTGTATTACAATGGTGTAAAACAGTCAAAACTTGTGCGCGAAGAAGCGGAAGAGCGTGGATTGTCTGTACCTCTATTCACTTACGCCTATGAGCAGACGGTGGATTTGTCGGATGTTCAGCTGCATGGCTTTATTCTGACGATCGGACAGATGACGGAAGCGAATGTGAATAAAATTCTTGTGGACGAGGTGGTAAAGATGTTGCATGGAGGTAATGCAAAATTATTCAGTTCGGTGTTTGCTCAGAATAAATGGACATCAACGCAGTGCAATGCCACGGACGCTTGGCTCTTTAGTTCCAGTCCGGGCAACCTCATCAAGTCGAACAGCATCGTGGCTCTGCCGGTCTTCGCTTGTTAATCTCTTTTTCTCTTTATCTCTCCGCTCACCGCCTGCGGTGAGCGGTCGGCAAGAAAAGAGGGCAAAATAAATATATAAAAACATATAAAATGGCATACACGGAGACTTTGTTTATCTACAAGGACACTTATCTGCTCTGCAAGCTCCTGCTTCTGTATAGCAAGAATGTAAGTCGCATCATTAGATATGGTGCTTACGAAATTGCTATCAGCAAGGCTTGCACGGCTCTTGATGTTGTAAGACGTATCAATGAGAGTTTTGAGCATAGAGAGGAAAACTTGCATGAATATATATTGCTCATGTCGGAGGTCAAGTCGAGAATCAACCTCTTCACCGACGCGGATTTCTTGCCAGTCAAGACCGCGACAAACCTTAATCATCAAGTGGATAAGGTTCTGAAAGAGGCGTATGGCTGGCGAAAGACAGAGCGGAATCGCAAAGGTGAGAGCCGTGGAGTGTGAACAACACGGGAGAGCCGTCACGAATGCGACAAGGGGTGTTGACACGCAACTCCGAATGGAGAAGTGTTCAGACCGCAAGGAGACAACACCGAGAACGCAGAACAATGCCACGAACGCTTGGAACTTTAGTTCCAGTCCGAACAACAACAACAAGTCGAACAGCAACATGGCTCTGCCGGTCTTCGATTATCCATACGTGACGATACTCTCCGGGTATGCCAATTTAAACGATAGAAAAATAGATATAGATACGAAGTGAAGGAATATGTCACGCTCGATTTTGTCTACGAGGCATATAGGGATTGTCGCAAGCATAAAGGCTCAACCGAGAGCTGCATGGAATACACGACAAAATATATTGCCGAGAATTATCTTCTGTATAAGGAGTTAAACAGTATGACATACGCGATAGGTGAGAGTAAAGCCTTCTGCGTTACAAAGCCTGTGCTAAGGGAGGTGTTCTGTGCTAAGTTTCGTGACCGCATAGTGCATCATCTGCTCGCTTTAAAGTTTGGTGATATACTCGACGGAGAGCTGACCGGCAGAGCTTGTGCCTGTCGCAAAGGCAAGGGTACCGACTACGGCATTAATGATGTTCGGGCACAAATAGAAAGGATAACTGACGGCTGCAAGCGTGAGGCGTGGATATTGAAGTGTGACCTACAGGGCTTCTTTATGAGCATCAATCGTATGTTGCTATACAGGCTCCTCGAACGCACGATAAGAGAGAAGTATGACGGAGACGATATAGAATGGTGGCTGTGGTTATGGAAATTAGTTGTGTTGCACGACCCGACGAAAAACTGCATCAAGGTTGGCGACTTAAATCTATGGAGCAGACTGCCGAAAAATAAGTCACTGTTCACCTGCGGAGAGGGCAAGGGTCTACCGATAGGCAATCTCCCAAGCCAACTGCTTGCCAATCTCTTGCTTGCCGACTTCGACAGAGAGATTATTAGCAGGCTTGGAAGAGATGGAGGTTATGGCAGATATGTGGACGATTTCGTTGCGATACATCCCGATAGATGTTTGTTGCACACTATATTACAATGGGCGCGAGAATATCTACACACGGAACTCGGGCTGACATTGCATCCCCGAAAAATAAGCCTACAACGGGCAAGTTCTGGCGTAAGGTTCACGGGGACAATGATACGAAAAGGGCGATTGCTCCCAAACAAGAGAACAGTAGAACATCTTTATCATGCGATAGACGAGTTCGGTGTAAAAGAAAATCCGCAAGGTGAAGAGCTTATAGGATGTGTTAATCGTATTAATAGCCTATTCGGTCTGCTTGTGCATCGTAATACGTACAACATAAGACGCAAGGCATGGTGTATGATGCCACACAAGGATAGAGTATATTGTGTCAATATGACAAAAATTAAAATTAATAATAAACACAAACAAAGAATATGAAGAAAACGATTGGTTTTGTCCGCACGTTCATTCCTGCGGATTTGTTTAAAAAGGAATATGCGTTGGGAGGTTTAACCATTTATCACCTCGACGAGCAGTTGAATGCTGAGATGAACGCATACGAATGTTGGGAGTGTTCAGTGCGTAGCAGCGAGTACACACAAGACGATGTTATGGCTGCGTTTGCGGAGTTTAAGGCAAGGCTCGCAGCGTCAGAGCTTGCGACAGCGAAGGCGCAGAAGATAGCGGAGATAGATGCCTACGACACGTCCGACGCGGTGAATAGCTTTTTGGTAGACGGCACTAAAATGTGGCTCGACAAGGCTACACGTGTCGGTCTTATGAACTCCACTACTATCGCTCAAAGCTCGGGGTTGGAAAAGGTCACATTGTGGTTTGGTGATACGCAACTAATACTTACCTGCGACAAGGCGATAAGCCTACTCTCTGCCATTGAAATGTACGCTGTCCAGTGCTTCGATACTACGGCGGCGCATAAGAAGGCGGTGAGCGAGCTGGCGACCATTGAGGAGGTGGAGAAGTATGACATCACGGCGGGCTACCCCGAGAAATTGGAGATAACAACATACGATTAACAAAAAAAATCAAATAACATGGAAGTAAAAGTAAGACGAATAGCAAGAAAGGAGGCGTACACAATAGGTAAGATGTACGTCGACGGCGAGTATGTCTGCGACACGCTCGAAGATAAGGACAGAGGGCTGACCTCGATGATGAGTGTGGCGCAGATATGCGGAGTGAAGATTAAGGGCGAAACCGCCATACCTACAGGCAGATACCTCGTAGATATGAAGACGGTGTCGCCACGCTTCGGAGGTCGGGCACAGTATCAGTTCTGCAAAGGCAGACTGCCAAGGTTGTGCAATACGCCCGGCTACCAAGGCGTACTTATTCACATCGGCAACACAGCAAAGGACACGGAGGGCTGCATCCTCGTAGGCGAGAATAAGGAGAGGGGCAAGGTGCTTAACTCAACGGCGACGTTCCGTAAAGTGTACGCCATGCTGAAGGCTGCGGATGAGCGGTGTGAGCAGATTTGGATAACAATTGAGTAAACACAATGGAGATGGCAGGAAATATCACTACAAGTACAGGCAAGGCTTTCGTGGTCGGCACCATGGGCACGGAAGCACTTACCGCATTGTTCGATTTGCGCTGGATGCTCGTACTTATCGTCGTACTTATCGTCGCCGATTTTTGGTTCGGTGTGTCGGAGAGCCTTAAAAAGCGTGAACACTTCCGCTTTTCGCGAGCAGGCAGAAGAACGTGCAACAAGGCGGTGGACTACGTTACGTATCTCATACTCGGCTCGGTACTCGGCTTGGCTATCTTCGAACCGCTGGGCTGGGCAAACCACGTAACAACAGCGGCTATCGGCTTGGGCTTCGGCTGCATCTGGGAGATTGACAGCATCGTAGGACACGTATGTGCACTGCACGGAATTAAAAACACGTTCTCTATAAAACGCCTTATTATCGCTCTCATCAAGAGGAAGAACGCAGACATCGGCGAGGCGGTAGAGGAAGCAATGGATAACAATAAAAATTAACGGATAGGGATATGAGAGAAATTCTGATGTTACTGAACTGCATCATCTTGGGAGCGACAACGCTCTTTATTTTTTACAAGGCAGCGCAGCTCGATATGGTAGATGAAGGCTACGACGAGAACAAGAGAAACCGACAAGGTGCTATCGGATGGTTTATTGCGTCTATATTCGTGGGCGTTCTCGCGCTGCCCGTAATGGTGCTGCGTGAGGTTTATCAATGGAAGCGGTATAAGCTACCGGGCATTGAGTGGGACGATATTTGTCGCTACGGCTTCACTATCATCGTCGGCTCTATGCTGAATCTGCTCCTGCTTGTGGTAACGAGCTGCACAACTCCGAAGCCTGTTGTGTTGGAGCGAGTGATTAACAAGACGGACACGTTGTATAAGACCAACTACAAAGCCGATACGTTCCGCGTACATGACTCTATATATGTCGAGAGCTATATGATAGGTGATACAATATACAAGACAAAGAATGTGTACAAATGGCGTGACAGAGTGAGCGTTAAGACGGACACAATATACAAGTCTATCCTGCGAGCGGACTCAATTCCAGTGCCGGTGCCAGTTGAGCGTAAGGCTACATGGTGGGAGCGGACGCAGATGTTCGCAGGAAAGATAGCGGTCGGAGCGGTGGTACTATGTTTAATCTCGCTGCTGCTTTGGCTGATACACAGAAGAAGATAATATGTTGATTGATTAGTTATTAGTTTTTTAGTTTAAGGTAAATTGTTTTTAGGAGCCTTGCCCGTCCGTGATGGATAGGCAAGGAGTTTAAATAAACATAAATAAAGACAACAAAACATACAACTTTGAAAATAAATGACTAACTTGCATCAAATAAAACTAATCAACGTTATGTTAAACTAAATAAAATAAATATGAATAATGAAGATAAAAAGCAGTTCCTTGCTCTCATAAAAGGCGAGGATATATCAGAAATCATGTCCTTGTTGGCAGAGTATAGTAATCAATATTCACACAAGATGTTAAAGCGTTTCCGTTGGATCAGCAAGTGGATTCCGCTCCTCATAATGCTAATGCACATGTACGGAATATTCGACTTTAGCCGCAATCCAAAGGAGATGTTTGTGGTACACAATGCGAACTGGGCGTGCTATGCGTTCATTTATATCATGGTGTATATACTACCAATGGTTATTATTCTTGCGTCACGCTTCTTTTGGCTATGTTGGAAGTATCGCATACCGTTCTTCTACTACTTCGGTGTCAACTCCATACATCTTGTATATTGGAGTTGGTACACGACTAACGAGATGGTGATGGCACACTTTGCAATCATGGCGTTTACGCTGTTGTTGTATATTTACGGAGCTGTCGACTGGTTCTGCTGTAAATCAAAGCTCGGCAAAAGAATGTTCGGTTAAAACAGGTATGCTATGAGAAAGATTTTTGGCTACAAGATGCTCGGCACGTTGTTGCAATCGCTTGCCAATTCGTGCTTTCAGGCGGACGAGCAGCAGCGCAACGGCGAAAAAGTGACGGCTTGCGGTATGAGTGACGATGGCATAGAAACACTCTGCCAGGACATACTTCCCAATATGCTCAACCCGATGATGAGCGCAGAGGAAGTAAAGGACAGACTTTGCGTTAGCGATGCAACACTCAATAGAATGGTAAAGCGTGGCGAGATACCGAACGGCGAATGCAAGAAGCGCGGACACACACGATACTGGAAGAAGTGGGACATCCTTCACTTTTTAAAACACAAGAGAGGCAAGTAAAGAGGCTTCTCTTTTTTTTTGTTTCCATTTCTTTCCAATTCTTTAAACACTGGAAAGAATGGTTTGCTATGTGATAGTACCGACTATCACCTTATATGTCTGATTATCAGTGTAATACAAAATCTTTGAGCGTGTTATGGCATTATCCGCCGCAACACACTAACTTTGCGGTGTAACGTTACGAAATAGTGTTAGTTAATATTGAGGATTTCAAAAGATTGTATTATGGAAATGACAGATGCAAAAGTAGTAGAGAAGAAAATCTACGAAGAGGGGAAGAAGCACGATGAGTATGCTTCTAAAGGTATCGCTGGAACGGGCTTGGGCTTAGGAATAGCAGGAACTGCACTCGGTCTTGGTGCTTGGTTGTTTGGCGGTAATCGCAATGTGTTTGGTTCACTCGGTGGCAGCAATATGCCTGAGAATGTAAACATCAACACTTACGGAGCTAACTCAAGCTCAAATCAGCCAACCGCCTTGCAGGTAATGGAGAAGGAATGCGCTGATGAGGTGAAGCTGCTTACCGACATGTTCGGTTTAAAGCTCGACACCGCTAACAAGTTCTACGCTATGCGTGAGACTGACATCGCAGAGAAGTTCTCTATGTACAAGGGTGCTACAGATGCTATCAACGCTGAGAACCGCCGTGCAATGCAGGCTGAGTTCGGTCTTTACAAGTCTCAGATTGATGCGGACTTCGGTCTGTACAAGAATCAGAGAGACCAGTACGATGCGTTGCAAGCAAAGTATTGTGACCTCGACAAGAAGGTGGCCGTGATGGAGGCTCTTACTCCTTACAAGGAGAAGCTGATGATGGCTTACGTGAACGAGAAGACATGTAACTGTCTTCGTGGTCAGTTGGTACTCCCATCTACGCCAGTAATTTCGGGCTACGGCAGCTACGGCTGTAATTGCACCGCTCCCTCCACTCCCAGTACAGGAGCGTAACAGAGCAGCAAGGAAGTCTGTAAAAAGGACTAAAAAGAAATGAGTTGGTGAAGGGTGTTTGCCCTCGTTGGTGGATGCCCTCTCACCTCTCTAAAATATATCACCAACTTAAAGATATTGATTATGATGAATTTTGGAAACAGCCCTTTGCTTGATATGGGCACAAATCAGCAGCAGCAGCCGCAGATGATGGATGCCGAGCTACAGAAGATGTATGAGGCAATACAGCAGAAGCGAGCATCTATCAATATGCAAGCACAGCAGTCTTCCACCCCTTTATGGGATGAGATTGACAAGATTGAAGACAATCTTACGGGCGCACAACGTCAGTACTTGATGCAGAATCAGAAGTACGTTGACAGCTTGCAATATGTGTCTAAGCTGGTGCAAGACGAGGAATTGCGGATCATACGTCCTCGTATTGAAAGCACTCAGCAAGGACAGGAAGCATTGAAGAAACATCTATCTTTGATGCAACGACTGAGAAAAGAAGTAGCACAAGCAGAGGAACAAAAATCAGCTATGCTTAACGATTATATGACAAACCATAGTGATAAGACTTGGCAGGAATATCTCGCTATGGTTCAAGGAGCGAAGAAGGGAGGGAACAAGAAATGAACTTACAAAAACTGAAAGAACGTCTTGCGCCGTCAATAGAAACCTGGATAGACGCAAGAATTGACGACATGATAAAAGGCAATCCGTCGCTTGCCATACCTTCTGTGTATATGAAGCGAGCAGCGCACAATATCGTTTGCCGGAACAAGGAAAAATGGGAAGAGAAAATTGACAAACTATCCCTGTTTGTCGCTGATGAAAATGGGGTTGTTGATGCGGAATCTGTTTTCGATGACGCGATGCAAATACTGAAAGCGATGGAGAAAAAGCCTTTTGATATTGGGGTTCTTCATGGCACAATAGGCGATGGATGTATCTCTATTGATATGCCTGATGGTATTATCTCTGCCTTGTTGTTTGGCAGCAACAAGAGTATAGCCATTACCACAGATGATATTGCCGAATTAAAGAATATATTAATCACGTAAGATAAATTTAGCGGTATGAAAACAATACAGACAAATACGCTTGCCGAAAAGCTGTTTTGGTTTTACAGAATCGGCATAAGAGCGATACCTATACTCCTTATGATTTTACACTGGTTCGGCGTTTATTGGTTTCACCATAACGCAGCGCCAATAGGTTTAGATCTGAACGAGAACGCCATTTTGGTTGCGTCAGTATATGTACTTGCTTATGTCGTACTGCCAGCCGTTTTACTGCCGGCAAGTTTTCTTTTCAAATTCGGTTGGGTGTGGCGAATACCGTTCCTATATCTTGCAGGAGTTATTCTGATAAGGCTTGGGCACGGCACGCTGTGTATTTCCGAAGCAACAAAGATTGCGGACTACACGCTGATTATTCTTACGATGCTGCTGTATGGTCGGGCATTTACGTTGCAAGACAAATGACAAAAAACCGCGCACGGACAGCAAGATTTTACTCCTGCTGTCCGTGCGCGGTTGGTATTAACCTATTCTCTGTAATCCTCTGGTTTATATTCGGGGTTCACCTGCAACGCATACTCTCCTGCGCGGTCGTAGATGTTCTCGTTCGAGATTTTCGTTACGATATTCTTTGCTGCCTGAACGCTGTCCGCATCATCGTTGATGTCAACGTCGGGCATTCCTGGTACCGAGTTTATGACGGATTGCATGGCATTGTTCCAATTTTGTTGCAACTCCAGTGCGTTGCCATCACTGAACATCGGTCGCAAGTCCTTGCCGATTTTCTTTTGGATGTTATCAAACAAGTTCTTAAATAGGTTTACCGCAATATCTATCAGCACCATTGCCGTCTCCATACGGGCGATTATCTTGCTTTTCGGCACCTTATTCTTCAAGAAGTAGTTGTCGATGCAGTAATAGAGTGTTGTGACGAGCGGTTTCAGTTCCGCTTCCGACGCATCGGATAGGTCAAGCCAAAGCTGATAGCGGTCGGCGAGGACAAAGCGCATCTTCGCATCCCATGTATTGTATGCAGCAAGAGCCTTGTTGATGCTTTGCTTTGTCTGCTGACGGTATAGCTTCTTGTCATCTTTAATCGCGTTGTAAGCGTCTATCATCGCTGTTTGAGCAATGTTGTACGCAGAACCCATTGTGATGTAATACAGCGAACAATAGCGGTCAATGCTCCTTAGCAATTCCTCTTTCTGCTTTACACTTGGCGCGATAATATACGCCCTTCTCGGAGTGCGGCTTATTAACTGACTTGTGCTCATGCTTATATTGCGTTTAATATTTGCAAATCGTGCGCTTCGCCTATCACGCCTACAACGGGTATTCCGCAAGCGTCCGCCACACGGCGTTCCGTTTCACAGCCTTTCGAGCATCGCCATCGGTTCGGTACGACGATGCCGTCGCAGCCGAGGAGTAGGCGTAAGTCCTCTTTCATGTGCTCCGTGTGCGGCGCAGAATCGGGTATAGGTTTAGCCATAGGGTTGACTGCCTTGTAGCCGAGAATTGTCAGTTCTTTCTCAATCTGAGCGAAGAACTTGTGTCGCTCGTTGAGGTTATAGCCGGTAATCGGTGATGATATGTATATTTTCTTTTTGCTCATTTTGTTTATCAGATTAAAATACCACTTCTTTGTAGCTTGATGTCGGCTTCTTGCCCGACAGGATTGCATTGCCACAAGTAATCAATCCGTTGTCCTCGTCATACGACGGAACGAACACGATTACATCGAATCCGTTTGCCTTCAAATCCTCTTCCACTTTCTTGTACGGCACAAACGAGTCGTAACCTCCACTTGTCTGAATATGGTTGGCTTCGCAGCTGTTTGTTCGGTGGAGCGGTGTAATCTTACACATAAACTTGCGTGGGTCAAACATCGAAGCAAGCACCTTGCCGTCAATGATTGAGTCGTCAGCAAGTGCGAAGTTAAGGGTGTACTTGCGACCGCGCGGAGTTTCAAGTGTGTCGGCAAGTTCTGCAATATCTCTCAATAGCATGGCGTTACCCGAGAACAGGTATTCTCGCTGTGCGTCGTCAGTAGAGTTTATGGAGAACTGCAAGCCTGCGTTTCCGTTGTAGTCGAGATTCTTTACCCTAACCCATTCACGAATGAAGTCGTTTAAGCCTCGATTATGCTTCGGAAGCATCGTGCTTACTACAGGATGCACAAGCGAATTTCCGATGTAAGGGATAATATCATCACGCAAGAAGAAACGTGCGTGCTCGATTACAGCCTCGTTCCATGTCGGCTCGCCCATGCGTGCATAGTGTACATTAAGACGTTTGGTGTGATTAACCTCCAGGTGCATACTTAACGCCGTTGTTATCTCGTTACGCAGGTCGTTCAGAGTTACGTTGCGTCCCGGTCCGACTTTCGGCACGTCACAGAACTTGCAGTTCATCGAACAGCCGTACTGGGTAGAGATTGTTATCACCCATTTTTCGGTTAGGGGCATTGGCGTTCCGTTCGGCACACCATTCAGCTCTCTTGTTATGCCGAGGAAGTCGGCTTTGATGTTTGCATCTTTTCCGTAGTCGGCTACTGTCAGAAACTCCAACACGCCTTTGTCTCCTTTTGCGGTGTAGATTTCACCTGTAGGAACTTTGATTTCTTTGAGTATTTGCATTGTTATTTGATTTTGCGTGATGTTTTACTTTTAACTGCGCCAATTCTTATGCGCACGTATCGAGTTATTAGTTCTCTCGTACGATACCACCTAAGCACCTCGTACGTAATAAACACTCCGCACATTTTGGGGTATTGGCGTGGTTCTGTTTCTAGACCGACGACACCTACTTTGTCTTTATAGACTTTCTCGGGACGTATATCGGTAACAACGCACATTGTGCCTTTCGGAAATGCGCAATCGCGGTTTGTTCTTACAAGGTCGCCTATTCTTAGGTCTTCTGGTTTAATCATTTTCCTGTGTGTTCTTTTGTAAATACTACTCTTTTATCTTCTTTGTCATAAGGGCAATTAAACATCTGATGGCAAAGACCGCAGCTTATAATGTGACGTACGTCACATTTTATTCTTGATTTGTAGCTCATTTCTTTCTTCTTTTATTTGAGTTTTGAAGTGCCTGACCATAATCCTTTGGAGAGGTTGCTGCGTTTGAAATAGCCCTACATACTGATGGCAAATAATAAAGCTGGTTTACAAATCTCATTTCTCACCTCCTTTCGGCAGCAAGTCCTCTATGTAACACCATTCTATCACGCCCCACCATTCGCAGTTTTTATCGTAATCCATAGGGTTGTACACAACGCCAACATGATAATGCTTTGAACTATTCGATTCTGCCAAGAAAATGAAAGCCTTTCCCTTTTCGGGCATTTCGCTTGCGTCGTGCCAAAGAGCTTCGAGGTTAATATACTCGCACAACCTCCCTTTCTGCGTTTTAAACGGCATAGCATTAATTCTTGCGTCTGCAACTCCATCAATCTCACAAGGTAAAAGTTGATAATCTATTATGTATAATCTTTGCGGTATTTTCTTTTCGTAACTCATTTCTCACCTCCTTTCGGTAATATGTCTTCGATGTAACACCATGCGACATCAAAGTCAGCCAACTTGCAAAAACAATCCCATTGCTGTTCTTTGTCAAAGTCTTCGAGGTTCAGTTCTTCAGTAGTGTCGAATATAGAGTATCTATCTTTTAATTTCCAATCTTTGACAAGAATAAGTCTGTCGGCTTCTGGAATCTCGTCTTCCGTGTGCCAAAGAGCTTTCTTAAACCAATCTATTGCATCTTCAAATGCTCTTGTGTAGGCAATAAGGGGGTCACGCATAAACTCACGCTCTACCTTATCGTCAATCCTACGGTCAAAGCAAGCCTTCATTCCATTCTGTTTTTTCTTTTCGTCAATCATAATAGTTTCGTTTTAAAGTTATCGTAAATTTCCAAGTCATTCCACCATTCTTCTCTGCCGAGTTCAACGTATCTGTTTTCGGGCGTTTTTTGCTTCGCAACTGCTTTTATCCACTCGTTTGGAACAAACGCATTGAACGATTGCAAGCCGCTGCTTTTCTTTGTCTTGCCGACTACCTTGCCCCCGATGTAAAGATAAAGCGGATGATATTCACCTTCAAAGCGGTAGCAGAGAGCTTGGAGCTGCTTGTGCTCTATCTCGCTGTTAAATGTCACCTTGTAGCGGTTCCCTCGATGTAGCGCAGCGAGCACGTGCATGAAGTCCTCGTAACCAAAGTGCGTGTTCTTCTTGCCGTTTAGCTCGTAGAAGTATCGCTCGAAGATGTCGCGTCGCATATAGAACCATATAAAGTCCATATCGTCATCGGACATCTGCGGAATCGACTTGTACACAATCTCCTGCCAAACGTGCTGTCGAAGGTGTGAACCTCTTGCGAAGCCCTCAACCGCATGTAGGAAGTCGTGCACATTTAAAGAAAGATTTATCATACTTAGAATTTTTCTCTTATTTTCTGATATTGCTTGGCAAATGTCTTTTCCGTTACCCATGCGCTGTATCGTGTGCGGTAGTAACGCTTAGGCTTGCCAGAAACAAGACCTGTTGCGTCACGAGGAGTATTCACGCTCATGTATATCTTTGGCACGATGTCCGTTGACACATACGATGTGATATACTCGTCTTCGAAAGCGATATGTCCTGTCTCGCGGAACTTGACATCTGCAAGCGAGAAATCTTTAGCCATGTTGTTATTCGGGAGATTTATCCGTACCTAAAAGGTGTTCGTTTCCCTCGTATGGGATGCACAATTTGTAAAGACTACCTACGCAAATATACGGGAGGGATTCATCATCTTCGTCGTAATTGGAAAAATAACCAGCCTTCCATACACTGTCTTCACTATCTCTTACTAACACCTTGTCGAACGGCTTGAATGGACACTTAGGTTTAACAACCTTAACAGACTCTACTTGCAACGTTTCAGGATTGTACTTGCCGCCGTAATGCTTCTCTACTGCTGCGATGAACAATGTTTTTTGTCCATCACTTGCCTTTACAAAACATTCTGTGTCGCACACTTCCTCTTCGCCAAAGGTTTGGTCTTTGTAGTAGTTGATTGTGGTATTAAACTCTGTGTAATCATCATTTGCCCAATACTCAAATACAGCGTACATTTGGCTGTGTGGATTATACACAATATCGCCACTCTTGAAGAACTTGTCCCAACAACGCATCTTTGAAGAAGGAAAGAGGATGCATTCACTACCCTCTATGTTAGAAAAATAACAACCGTCTTTTGTGAAAGTTCCAAACGCCTGTTCACCTCTAATATAAACAGAGATTTGATACTCTTTGTCGTTAATAACTTCTCTAAGCTTGCATTTGCCGAATATTGATGAATACAACTTTGTTCCTTTTGGCATATCGCGGAGTATTTCCGCAATGTTAATTTTGTTTTCCATTTTTCTCCGTTTTCTCTGTGTTATACTTCATTTTGTAAACCTGTATTATTTCTTCCTGCACGATTGCGGCTATTAGCGCCTCTCGATATTCCTTAATTAGTTTTGCGTATATCGAACTTCTGCCGAGAAAGTACCATGTTCCCGCAAAAAAGGCGGTATTAATGAGTGTTAATACTATTCCTATCATTATTCGGTTTTAAAATTGTTGATGTTGTAAATAGTTGTTACTATCGGATGAAGACTCATACTACCAAGACTTGCGTCACTGTTAGTATCATCCTTGAAGCTATATGTGATTGTGCCACCGAAGCGCATCATCGTGACTTCAATCTCTCTGCCTTTGTACTTACTGTTGAGTTCTACAACTTCGCTTTTAAGTTGTTCAAAAAACATTTCGGGAGTAAAGTCCTCACCGAAACCAAACTCGGCGTTTTTGAAGAACTTCAAGCTGTTTGCAAGAGCCTTCGTCTTCTTGTTGTGAACGCTACATTTCGGGCATTCGCAGTAAAATCTTTCTTCTGTCATATTGTTGTATTGTTAGCTTCTTAGTATATGCGCTTTCACCACCTTGTGAACCAGGTGTGGCTGCGCTTTGTTAAACTCCTCTACAAACCACCGCTCGTACTCGTCGTGGAAACGTGATCTGCGGAGTTTTCCAATCGGGGGGGGCAAGATGTCTGCGACAATCTTCTTCCCATTATCCAGCGTCAGTATAGCTTTCATAGCTTCCCGGTTTTAAATCCTAACTCCTTTGCTATTGCAAGGAAGTCGGAGAGCTTGTCGGGCGACACGCTGGTCTGCTTGCCTTGCGAACAGACAACACCATCTTCAACCTTGAAGTAGATATTGCCATCCATGTTGATGTAGTAAATCTCACTTTCCATATTACTTCACCTCCATATTGATTAAGTCGTCAAAATCTTCTTCCGTCTTGCAGTCGTAGCAGTAAGTCAGCGTGCCGTCAGCATCCTTTGTGAGCATCATAATGCTGTTCGTATCGTCCAGCAAGTCAAGCAGCATATCTGCTCGAGAGAAATAATTTACGTTGTCGTTGATTCTGAGCCAATGTGCGCCAAGAATAAAACTTGTTGTGCGGGAACCCTCTTGTTCGCTTGTGTTCTCGTCGTGGCGGATAAGAACATAATTGCGTCTTCGTATGATAGCCCACACATCGCGCAGCCTGTTAATAAATTCTTTGATTGTTTTCTTCATATCTGTTGTTGTTACATGTTAAAGTTAATTTCCTCGGCAGAAACTATTTTGAAGTTTGCCACGTTTTTAAAACAAATACTGCCGCTGTCCTTCCTGATTATAATCAGTTTTTGATACTTTTTGTTTGGGTACATCGCGGAGATTGTATCAGCCGAAATGATTGTCGGCATACTATCTCCGTGCTCAAAAACCAAAAGGAAGTATTGTTTGTTTACCATGTTTATTCAACCTCCTCAAATTTGCCGTCTATCAATTTGTAATAGGTGCCTGCCTTAATGCGCTTCCCATCTACCTGTTCTGTTTTTACGCAAATCGGTTTCCATACATCTTCTATCCTTTTCCATTCGGCAAGAGTTATCCAACTTCCAATAGCAGCCTTTGCTTTAGAGTTGTATCCTGCGCACATTATGACAGAATCTTTACCACTACTGCCAATCTTAGCGTAGTTGCCCGATGAACCAATCTTAGCGGAGTAGCCCGATGAACCAATCTGAGCGTAGTCGCCCGATGAACCAATCTTAGCGGAGTGGCCCGATGAACCAATCTGAGCGTAGTAGCCCGATGAACCAATCTGAGCGTAGTAGCCCGATGAACCAATCTGAGCGGAGTGGCCCGATGAACCAATCTTAGCGGAGTTGCCCGATGAACCAATCTGAGCGGAGTCGCCCGATGAACCAATCTGAGCGGAGTCGCCCGATGAACCAATCTGAGCGGAGTAGTCTTTATTGCAACTGTTATTTGTTTCAATCTTGGATGGCATAGTAATTTCTTTCAGCCATTCAACACCCAAATTGATGATGTCGGCAAGTTTTAGTTCTGCTTTGATTTTAATACGCGAAGAACACGTCTTTGTTGAATCGGCTTCTTTGTCCATTTTGCCGGATTGTTCCACTTCTGCGAAACGAGAGGTTAGCATATCATAATAGTCGAACACCTCCATTGGCGACTCGCAAGCGTGAAAGCCACGGTTGCAACATGCAATATTGCCGTCCATTTCGTATGTTTTGCCGACCTCGTATTGAAAACCTCGGCATTTAAAATCTTTGTCAAAGCCTTTATAGGCGATAATTTTGTTTTCGTTTGCCATATTACTGTCCTTTTTTTGTTACAATTTCCAGTGCACCAAGCAAAGTCTTTTCGCTAATTCCGTTGCCGGATGCAACGCCATCTTCCTTGATAGAATTGAGAGCTTCTTTGAGACATGTGATATCAGAGGCGAGTTGTTTTATGAGGACACTCATTTTCTCGTCTACATTTCTCACATCGTCACGATTGGCGTTTACCGAGGTTAGTATCTTGACGCAACACTCCTCGATATAATCCTTTAACGTTGCTTCGTGCTCCTTCTTTATCTCCTCGACAATAGCCGACGAAGAAATAGGGAATATGCCAAAATCGCACTTTATTCTGTCATTTGGTGTTTTTTCGTTTCGGATGCGCACATCGCGTAACTCCCTGGAACAGCTACCTATCTTTACAAGATAAACTCCTTCGCCATGTGGGTAATAGTCAAGAATATAGCGTTCGTTCCCAGTAAAGGTTTCGCTTTCTTCAATTACACCCAAAATCGGTATTCTTACTTCTTTTTTCATGAGTTTGTTTTCTTTTGTTTCGCCAGCATACGCTTGTACGCTCTGCGTTCAGCTCGCGTCATGCCGTCTTTTTTGATTTCGTAGGCTTCTTTATCCATTGCTTCCATAGGCTAAAGTTCATTATATTCGCTATGTTTTGCGGAGCTTCCGTGAAGAAACCCGATTGTGTAGCCGATTGAGCCTACCACAAAGGCGACGTAGGCTACGAGTAATATTATTCCGGTTGTTGTTGTCATTGTCATTTTGTTTTATTGCACCATAAGTCGATTTCGATGTATGCTCCTGCCCATATCGCTTCCTCAACTGTTGCGTCAGGATGCTCGCTTAGCCATTTCTGTATTTCGTCTTTCAGTGCCATTGGTTGATGTTTTAGGAGTCCATTCTATACCGAGCCTTGCAAGTGTGCCGTCCTCGTAGGCGTTGTATGCTATCCTTGCCTGGATGCAGTTCGGGTTTCTGTCCGCAGCCTTGGTAGCTGCGAGGAGGTTGTTACGTTGCTGTTCAGCGCGTGTGAACTCTATTTCCTCTCTGTGTCGTTGCGCTTCCATGTGTTCGCTTGCCAAATCGGGTTCGGTAATCGTTACCTTCACAGCCTGCGGTTTCGGTTCGCTTGAAGCTGTAATGCCGCTCTCTACGAGCCGTGAGAAGTTCTCGGGTTTCAGCAGCCAGTTGAAATCAGCGGCCCATTTTGACGGGTTCTTGCCGTTAAGGTAGGGGTCTGCGAGAGCCTTGTCAAGTACCTTCTGTAATGCCTTGTTGTCATTGTCATATTCCGCAAGTCGTTCCTCGATCAGCTTCTTGCGGTAAGGTGTGATGTTGAGCACCTTTGCCATTGAGGACTTCGTTTCATCCACACGGCGGTTCCAGTAGGCAACGAGCTTCTCGTAGTCTACCGTTGCGGTCTTTTCCTGCAATACAGGACTTGCCACGCCTTTAGGCGTGCTTGTCTTGTGTGCGCTTTTGCTTTTATTACGCTTCGCCCAACGCTTGCGTGCGTTCTCTTTGTTGCGCTCGCAGCGTCTTTTGTACGAGTCGCGTTCCGCGTCCACGTCCGCCTTCAGAAAGGCGAACGCGACACGAACAGCTTGGTCTGCATCCTCGGACAACATCGTGCCGTCGGAAGCGTAAGCGAATACAGCCCTCATAAGCTCGCCGAGTTGTATGTCGGTCAGCTCCTTGATGGCTTCCATGTTTGACAAATCGAGGGAAATTCTGTTTTTCATAACTATGGCTTTTTTTAGTTTGTAGGGCAGGGAAGCGACCCTACCCTACTATGATAGCATTTAGGTTGGCTTGCGCCCACAGAACGTACTTGAGAACGTTAAAAGGGCAGTTGGTCAGTTCCTGCTGACGGTGCGGGCTGTACTCCTGGCGCAGGTGGCTGCGGAAACAAGGTGCCAGGCTGCGGTGTCGGAGGTGGCACCTGCTGTGCAGCTGGCTGCTGTGCCGAAGCATGGTTTACGACGTTCCATGCCCTAATTTGGTTGTACCAACGTCCGTTGTATTCGTGAGCGTCGATGTCGATTGACACTGTGACCATATCGCCTACTTTGAGATTGTACTGCTCGACACGCTCTGCGCCGAACACGTCGAAGGTGATGTTCTTCGGTGTCTGCTCGTTGGTCTGCAACACATAGGTGTTGACCTGCCACGGCTTGCCGGTTGACTGCGACGTGCCACTTTTTGGTGGCAGAGCCGCTATGATTTTTCCTACTACGTCCATGATAATTCTTTAGGATTTTGACTTGTTGATAACTTCTTCCACGAAAGCGTTCGCGAGCTTCACGCGCTCTTCAAGTAGCGCGATGTCCTCGTCGTTGCGTGGAATGTTTACGATGTGTATGGGGTTCAGGAGCCACGGCGAATAGGAAACAAAGTCCGTTTCCGTTGCGCCGGTGCAAGCCATCTCCGCCATTGTCTGCCAATAGTATTCGGGCTTGACTTCTTTCAGTGATGCGCCGTCGTGTATCTTATCCACATACATCATGTGTGTTGCGATGTTCGGGCACTTGATTTCCAGGCACTTCAAGTCCGCGCCTCTTACGATGCCGTCGGGCGATGCTGCGAAGTACGGTATGGTATCGTGCTTGCAGGATGCAACCTCGAACACCTCGACATCGTTGTTGAGCTTGATGTATGTCTCCCGGGCGTACTGCTCCTGCTCAATGCCGAACTGCATAGCCTTGGAGGTGAAGTTCGTCTGATGGAGATAATCATCAAACACATCATCGTCGTTGAGGAAGTCGGGGTTAAACATGCGTTCGGCGGCTACCTTGTACATATAGCTCTTTGCCGTTTCGGACCACACTTCGCCTTTCTTGCGACCCGACTTCATAAGATTGTGAACTTCGGAACCTGTGAAATTTCCGAAGCGGGAGCGTTGCCATTCAACACTCCTCTGCTCTACGTCGTCGACAATCATGCCTTAGCCTCCTTCTTTGCAGCGTTGGCTACTGCGGTTTCGGCTGCTTTGGCTGCGATGTTCTCCTTCTTCTCGCTTTCGAGGTTGTCAATGTACTCGGGTGCAAATGCGTCGATGTCGAGGTCTTGGATGTCTGACGAGTTTACGTTTACCACAGCCTGATCGAAAGTGACGGCGTTCTGCATCTCGATTGACTTCGGAGCATACTTCAAGATAGACTTGAGAACAGTTTTTTGCGCCATAGCGTCAAAGTCGGACTTCCACGGAGATGTATATCCCGAGCGATATGCCTGCGAGAACTTGGTGGCGTGCGCCTTTACACGTTCGACATCCCAATATGCAACCTTTGTAAATCCGTTCAGAAGTTCGAACTTTGCCATGTAGCCGACGATTTTGTCAGACTTTCGCTGCTTCTTGTCGAACACATAATCCTCGTCAAACTCGTCGCCCGAGATGTATTCACCTTCGTGCACCGGCGCAGCAAGGATTTTCTTGAATTGTCCGCTACGCTGGCAGAGCTGAAGTAAGCCGAGGTAGCCAACCTGGAACTGCGCCTTGCTGCCGTAAGGAATGATATAACACTGACCCAATGTAGGGATAACCTGGAGCTGCATGGTTGCAGCCACCATTGCTGCGCCTATAATGCTCATTGGTTCTGCCTTGCGAAGCTGAGGGTTTCCGTTAGCTACACTGATGACCGAACTCATAAAACTATTTGCCATCTGCGGGCTACTCCAAACCTCATTCAGTTTGCCTACGACCGCAGGTGAGTGCATCAACTCGCCGAGAGTGGCGTTTTTCTGCTGCACCGTTACTTGTGTATTATCCATTTGTTATGCTGTTTTTATAATTATACTACTTCTCGAACACATCGAGTATCTTTGTCTCTACGAGGCGGTTGATTTCGTAGTCAATCTGTGTATTGAGAAACGCATCTACGACATATCTGCGTGCCGTTTCGATGTTTTTCGCCTGAACGAGGAAGTTTACGTTGGTCTTCTTTTCCTTGCCGGTACGCTCGTCAAGCGTAATCATTGCGACGGTTGCACGGAAGAATTTGTCGTCACCTTCGTCTTCGGAGAAGAACACCTCGGTGTACGGAGCGATTGCGATTTTCTTCACGTCAAACTCGCCCGAGCAATACGGTTCCATCTCCTCTGTAATTCTCTGCTCCGCTTCCGCAAAGCTCAATGCGTCCACGGCGTATGCTTCCGTAGTGATGCTGTTTGTGTTGTCGTCATTCTGACGTTCGTAGCGTACTGTGGTTTCGTACCACACTGCTGTTCTTGTTCTCATTGCCTTATGTTTTTAGAAAATTAGTTACTGATATTTGAAGAAGATAAACCCGAACGCATTTTTATGTATTCGGTTGATGCCGAGGTTTCTGTCAATGGCAAGGCAGTATTTTATCATATCGCACGCTTTCGTGTGCGGCATCTTGATAAACGCCTTGTGCTTCTCTCGGAGTTCCTTAATCTTCTGTATGTGCAGTTCTGCTCGTGTACGAGACTCTGCACTTGCGCCCGACTCTCGTTCTCGGATGCGCTCATATACTTCGCTTATATTCATACCATATGTTTTTTATTCGTATCGCCATTCCCACTGACAGCAACAATAATTTGACTTCGGGTCTCGCTTCGAGTCTTTACACATCTCGGGCCAGTTTCCCCACTGGCAATCATGGCACCCTCTCGGTCTTCCCATGACTTTAACCCTTTGTTTTGAACACGTCAATCACCGACTGCACTATTGCAGCCAAGCCGAACAGCGCAAACACTGTCAAAAATGCAAAAATCAGTATTTTCATAATCAACATTGTTTTTTGATTTGCGAAGTTGCAGGATTTGAACCTGCTTGGTGTTTATTACTCCCCAGAGGCTTGGTACACGAAGGGCTGAAAAGTTATCTCAAACATAGAAAGAAAAAAGGACCCGTCGCTCCTTGCTTGCGAGCTTGTATAGCTTACCAGGCGCCTATACCACAACTTCATTGGACGACCGAAGTCGCCGCGACAACCAAGTAAAATCAAAAATCGGGGTTCGCACCCGAGAGTTGTCCTTTAGCAACTCATTT